TGGAGTTACCTGATTTTTGCCGTAACCGCGAGCAGAGGCGTAGTCTCTGGTGTTCTGGGCTATCGTGGCTGGAGTTACCTGATTTTTGCCGTAACCGCGAGCAGAGGCGTAGTCTCTGGTGTTCTGGGCTATCGTGGCTGGAGTTACCTGATTTTGGCCATAGACGCGGCGAGCGGAGGCGTAGTCTCTGGTGTTCTGAGCTATCGTGGCTGGAGTCATGTGATATTTGCCGTCGATAGGTTTCCCATCGGGGCCGGGTTTGAACGCGGGACTGACTCTTTGTGGAAATGACATGGCGGCACTTTCTCGCAGCCTGAAAAGCTGTCAATTCTTTTGACTACAAAGCGCGCAGCGCGCCTAAACCGCGTTTGCTGCGATTTCGCTTATAGTTTGGAGCCAAGCCAGAATAGTCATGTTGTTGGGTGGATGAAGGGTTTGGAACAGATGGGAGTGGCGGAACAGGTGATGGCTTTGGAACAGATGGAGCAAGGATCTGTAAATTCCGTTCGGCGGCTCGAACGGCAGAAGAACCTCCACCAGCGCTTGAAGCGCGGAGCCTTTGATAGTTATCGCGATACCAATTAGCTGCTTCTGTTGCTTCTCCTGTTCCTTTTGTCCAGTTGCCTATGCTTTGCTGTTGTTCGGCGCCTAATAGCAGTTGGCGCCGCATAGCGTCTCTGTGGTAATCAGTAGTTTCGTATTTTGCGTTTACTTGTTCACGGCGCGGGTCAGAAGCGCGGAGCCTGCGAGCGTCCAAAAGTTCGTTTTGCCTCTGATTGTCAAGCATATGCTGCTCTCGCATAAGTGCGCTGAGTGTTGTGCCGGCCATAAGAACAGTTTCGATGATGTTGACTGAAAAGCTGTCAATTCTTTGGACTACATTGTGCGGAGCGATACTACATTGTGCGGAGCGATGACAGCTTGCGTTCTTTGCGATTGTCCCTGCGAGCCATGGACATGGCTTTGTCGTAAGCAGCCTTGCTGGTAAAACCTTGGTAGCTGGTGGTTGGAGTCACGCTGGGTGATGCAGGCCTATTGCTTTGTTGTTTTGCCGGCATTTGCCAGCTCCAGTAAGGTCGCTGGTTAGAAACAATGCCTTTAGGTATCTGTTGAGAAGGATTATATGGCGTTTTAGGTATCTGTTGAGAAGGATTATATGGCGCAGGCGTTGGACCAATCCCTGTGTTAATGTTGAAAGATCCTGCGCTCGGACGCGTGCGTAAACTGCGGCTCGCTGATTGATTGGCTTTCACTGTCTGGTCAATCAGCCAAGTGCGGTCGCTGGTATTGGGCCGCGTGTAATCAAAATTCTGCTGATTGAGAATGGAATTTGAGATCATAAGAGTAATAAGAGTAAGGTGAAGTTGTCTCGCAGCGCGCAGTCATGTCAATTCTTTTGGCTACACGCTGCGAAGTGCGGCCAATCCGCGCTTGGGCTTGCGGGCGCGGTCGTAATCGGGGCGACCTGTCTGTAAAGATGGGTTTGATTGTGCTGGCTTGTTTTGCTCTTTGAGCACATAAGCAGCCCCTTTATCCGCCTGCTGTAATGCAATATCTTTTGCGTCGAAGGCTTCAAGCTCGCGCTTTTTGCGTTGCCTCAAAATTTCCCATTCGTATGGGTCACGCAACTGCAACGGAATATTGCTTCTTGAAGTGGAGAATCCAAAATGACTTTTGCCAACTTCTGAATTTTTGTAACGATTAGTAAGGCCCATGCTTGCGCGCGATTCTTCGGTCGTTGGCCCCTTGCCTCCAATCGGAGTAGCCAAATCTGGACGTTCGCGCTTGAGTCTTGCCAACTCCGCGCGTTCGTCGAGTGTCATTGTCCCGCGGACATAATCTCCAAGACTCTGTTGCATTGCCTCACGCTATGACCATGCAAATCGCTGTCAATTATTTCAGCAACCTACGAACATTCGGCCGGCAGTGATCCGGTGCGGCGGGAAGCGTAGTGGTTGATCCGGCGCTGCTCGCGGGTCAGCTTGGCTTCGAGGGATTCCATGGGAGCGGCGGCCGGCAGAACGTGGGCGAGGATGGCCAGCATCATCACCCAATCGTCATGCCAACCATCTCCGGCGGCTTCTGTCCCATCGGGATGGGTGACGAAGTTGCGCAGTTCGGCCAGTGCGCGGGAGCATCGCAAGTCGAGTTCTTGTTCGCGGATCAGGGTGGCAAGTTCTCCCACCACCTGCCTTTTGCTGGAGGTTGTGGTCTGAAATCCTGGGACCAGCACGGTTTTCCCTGTGCCTGCTTTCTTTCGGTTCCAGACGTTGCATTTGTGCCGGCGTAGTAGCTCGATCATGCCGTGCAGGTTGTTGATTTCTGGGGCGACAAGGCAGCTTCCATACCAGTGGGAGGTCATGGCGATGCGCTCGGCTACGATGTCGAGATCCTTGGTGCGGTCATCAGGCATGCCGGCCGCGGCAAGCATGGCAGTATGGTCGGCATTTTCCTTGTCGGTGTATCGGGCGCGAGCAATGCCCCAAGCATGGCAGTCGGTTTCCCTGCGGCTGGCAATGGATTGTTCCCCGGTCATGAAGTCGGCCGCGCCAATGTATCGGCGGCCTTCATGCGGGGTTTCCCAGACGCGCAGCCATGCCTCGGCCTTGGAGGTTTCGATAAAGGTAGGAGCGGCGGCCTTGTCGGGTTGTTCGAGGATGCCGTAGCGGGGTTCTGGGGCGAGGGATATGGCGCTGGCTATGCTGACCATCCCATCGAAATCAAAGCGGTTCTGGCCGGATTGTAGGAAGCAGGTGATGGCATCGGTCGGATACTCTTGGAGGAATTTGCGCGGGTCGCCGTTACAGGCAGGGGAATCAATGACCTGCCGGCGCCATTTCAGCTTGGCCGGCGGGACTTGGTAGCGATCGACCAGTTCCCTTTCGCCGGCGTATTGGCTGGCAGAGTCCAGATCGGCCATCAGGTTGTGCGCTTCCCCTGGAGAAATGTCGGATGCGGAGTCGGCAAACTCGAACCATGGGGCAAATACGCGGATATATCCGTTGCCGGTTTTGCCGGCTTTGAAGTCCTCGAAGTCCGCGGCCGCCTGCCATGTCTGGTAGAACACGCCCTGGGCGCCGTTCGGGGTGGATTCCATGATGACCACGCTTTGCGGCAGGTTGGGCACGGAGTTCATGATGGATTGCATCACATACTCGCCGGAGGTTTTCCCCTTCGAGCGGTAGTGCGCGGCTTCTGATGCCAGCAGGAAATGGATGTCGCCGCCCATGCCGGCCCGCGGATCGTTGGCCGTTTCTTCCCTGACTTTGCTGCCGTGGCTGAACTCCCGCCGGTTCTGCTTGGCGGTATTTCCCCACTGATTGAACCGGTCGGCTTCGACATACCGGTTCCAGCACTCCATCAGCTTGGCCGTGGTGCCCAGATCGTCGCCCAGAATGGCGCCGTAGGCCATGAAGTTGCGCAAATGGGTGTATCCAATGGCCAGCGATACCGTGCTGGAGCCTTTGCGGCGGGGTTTTAGGATGATGATGCGGCAGGGAACGCCGGCATTTCTGCACCAGAGGTAAATGTCGATGACCCGCTTCTGGAAAGTGTTTACTTTGGGGGTAATCAGCCGGCCGGACCGGTCGAGGATGGTCGCGCAGGTTTCCATCCATGCTTTTGGGTTCCGGCGGACCCTCATGGCGGTGGTTTCTCCCTGGAGATTGCTGCCAATGCCGTCAGATTCCACGGAATTGCCGGCCGATATGCTTACTTTTTGGGGTTTTTTAGACATATAGTGGCTGATATGTTCAGGCTTTCGACACGTTTCCCGCGGAATCCTTGGTAAAAGCGGTTTCCTGCGCGTTCCTGCCCATTTCCGCATGCCATGTGTCCTCGGCTACCACCGCATAGTCGAGCGGATGGCCGGCCTTGCAGAACGAATCGTCGCGCCAAAGGATGCGGTTGTTCGGTTGGGCCGTTATCTGGCCGGTTCCATCTTCGAGGAGCAGCAAATGGTAGCACTTATGCTCCGGCGGATACTGTGAATAGCCGTTGTCGGTGTGATCGAGGGTGAACCAATAGGCACCGGGGGTCAGGTTTCCGTCTCGGCGCCGGTATTCGCAGCCCATTTCCCGCAGGTATTCGTAGCGGGTCACGCTGAAATCCCATCCATGGCAGTCCCACATTTGCAGGTCGGTCAGGGGGTGGGTATGTCCGGCGGGTTTGTGGTGGAAAAGGGCGTGGAGGGGCATCCTGGCCCATTGCGCGCCACTCTCGCAGAGGATGGAAAAATGCAGAGCGCGGCTTGGGATGCTTGTCACCCCGAATATCACGCAGGGTTCGTATTGGCCGGCGTATTTCTCATCCATTCCGTGCAGGAATCGCTTGTCCACATAGCCGTATAGGTGCTGCGGAACGCTGGCATTCAGGCAGTGGTGGCTCATTCCGCGGGGTTTTCTGGGGCGGCCGGCCCTTCGAGCTTCACCAGCCGGTTTTCTTCCAGTTCGATTTTGTTCAGCTTGGCCTCCAGTTCATCGAGCGGGATAAACTTGTGCTGGTGCTCATGCTCCATGGCGATCTTGTCCCCGAATTTCTTGGGAGCATGCTTGGATAGCTCCCATTTCATGTGATCCAGGTCGATCCGGCGATTGGCTACTCCTTCTGGGGTTGTGGGGGGATTGATTTTCCCCTCGTAGCGGAAATCGTCGTTTCTGTATTCAGCGTAAAATTCGCGCGCGCGCGTGTAATGTGTAGCAAATTCAGGGTTTTCCAGCAGGTGATTGAGCAGGGTCGGCCAACTCGGCATGCCGTCTGTCTGGCAGATTTCGCGGATAGTTCTGCCCATGGCGATTTCCCGGCAGATGTCCTTTTCCAGTTCCTCCGACCATTGAAAAGCCGGCCGGCCTCGTTTTGCTTTTGGGGCTTCGATGTTCTCCATGCGCGCGCGATGTGAACGGAAAATCCCTCTGTTGGCAATCCTTTTGACAACTACAGGCTTGACAGGTCCGCGGAAAAACCCCTTAACAACCCCTGTATTCCCTGCGGTTCTGCCGGTTGATTCCATTGTGTTGCCATAGCGGCGGCGATTCCCTCGTATGTTTTGGAGCGTTCGGCCCATCGGTTTGCGGAGGGTGCGAGTCGGTTTTGGCCGCTGTCGGTCTGATTGCTCCAGCGCGGGCGTCCGTTGACGAGGCGTGGATGGATGTATTGGGTGGGTTCGAGGGGCGGAAGATTCTTGAGCCAGAGGCAAGTGGCCTTGCTGGCATCGTGGCCGAATTGATACGGCTGGATTACTTGGTCGGCTTTGCGGATGCGGGTGCCGATACAGCCGGTCGGGTTTTCCAGCGCGATCCGGTGGATCGGGGCATCGAGGAGGAGTTGGACGAAAGCGAGGGCTTCTTCAGTTTGGGCCGCGCGCCCCGGGCGCCGATTGTTCCAGTGGAGGCCGGAGGAGCAGAGGTAGGTGCAAGGCGGGTGGGCGATGAGCAGATCCCAAGAGTCGTAAAGGATGTCGCGGACATCGCCTTGGTAGTGATTGCCCGCGGTGGTGGTTGGCAGGAGGTCGCAGGACCATGCTTCGTGTCCCGCGGCGGTGAAGGCATCGCGGACGGCGCCGGAGAACTCACAGGCCACAAGCACTCGCATGGGTGATTGTGGCGCTGTGGTCAATCCTTTCGACAACTCGTTAGGGAGCGTAGTGGTGTGTCCAGATGCGGCGGTGGTAGCTCCGTTCCATGTGCTCGATTAAGGGGCGCAGGGTGGAGCCGAGCGGGTAGGCTTCGACCAAGGATTTGGCGGCCGCGCGGATGCGGCGTTCGAGGGCTTGGTCGGCGCGGTAGTCATCGGTCAGCGGCAGGGATTCGCTGCTGGAGCCGCTGGCCTCGAAGGCATCGGCAATGTCGCCGTAGCCCATTCGGCGCAGATCGGCCGTGTGCGGGTGTTGGTATAGGGTGTTGTTCATGGTCAGTATCCTCTGGCGAAAGGGGAACCGGTCATGCGGGTTCCCCTCGTTGGTGTTGGGTAGGTTTCGTCGGGTTCTGGCAGGTGCCTCCGGTTAAGGTGGGCTTGTGCCTGTTGTTTGCTGTCGAAGCGGCCGCTGATGGGCGTTTGGTGTGCCCCGCGGACGATGAACCAGCCGCCCAAGAGTCGGTTGTGGACGATTTTCATTAGGCGGCGTCCTCCTTGACGTAGAACTCCTCGATCCTGCCGTTCAGCGTCACTCCGTCAGTGTGGGTGAGGCCGATGGCGTATCCGTTAAAGAGGCAGACGATTTGGAAGTCGTCGCCTTGTCGTGTCTCGACCACTTGGTAGAGGTCGTTCCCGCAGCGCACCGATTGTCCGGCGCGCACCGCGTCCTTGATGTCCGCGAGGGTTTTCAGGGTTTTTTCGTTTCTCATACGCTTCTATAATACCCAGCAGTTGGGTTTTCGTCAACCGGTGTTTTCATTTTCCGCGCCCGGTCGGGACGATTTTGCGTTTGCCGGCGCGGCCGCAGCGCGGCACCGGCTTACCGGCCGCGATTGCATCCTGCGCCTTTCTCATGGCGTTGTAGGCTTCGAGGAAGCGCATGTCCTGTTTCGTGACCGGCATGTTGTATTTGATGCTGGTCACAATGTAGTCGGCCAGATCGTCGAACTTGGCGCGCATTTGGTCGGTCATTTCGTTGCCTCCCGATAGATTGCGAAGGCGGCCTCATCATCCAGTTCGTTGAGGATGGTGATGTTGTCGGCCGCATACTTTTGCTTGATCAGGGCGATTTGCTTGTCGAGGGCCGGTGCTTTTTTCCAGCCGTAGATTCCGTCTGCGAACTTGGCCAAGATTTTGGCTTTCATCCGCCGTTTGAAGTCTTTGCGGGCTAACCATTCGTTGATTTGCTCGCTGGTCCAGATTTCGAGGCTTTGGTCGATGTCCACGATCCGGCCGTCTCCCAGATCCAGCTTACTCTTGGGCAGGTTGGCGAAGTGGGCGTCGATCGCTTCCATTGTCTCGCGCCAGTTGCGCCAGAAGCCCTTGGGCGCGCGTTCGTGCGGCACCACATGGTCAGATCCGCCGCGGCCCTCGTTGCTGATGTGGGCGACCGGCTGGCCGTCCAAGTAGAGAACCGCCTCGAAGCAGTGAGTTTCCTCACTGGCGAAGGCGGCGTGTTTGATGTTCTTCAGTTCCAGCTTCATGCGGCCTCCTTTCCGATCAGGTTGAAGAATCCGAACCGGTATTCGGCGTCTGCGGTGCCTTGGGCGTCAGAGGTTGTCAGGCCATCGGCCTCCAGTGATGCGATGCGCGCTGTGTAGGCGGCATGCTGCGGATGGTCCTCGAACATCGGGTGATCCATCAGGGCTTTCAGTGTTGCTTTGTTTCTCATACGCCTATACATACCCAACAGATGGGTTTTGGTCAACCGGTATTTGCAAGGGGGGCGGCAATTTTCCCCCACCCTTGAAACTGTCAATCCTTTCGACAGTTCACCGGAACCTCATGGCCCCACTTGCTCAATGTTTCCGCGGCCAGTTCCGCAGCGCGCCAGCAATCCTCCCGCGTTTTGCCGTCTTCGCCGCAATAAACGGCCAGCATCACGCGCAGGGCGTAGGCAAGTTCTCTGGTGTGTTCTTCGTGGCTCATATCTTTTCGGCCCATTGGCGTAGGTCATCGAGGTTTATCCTCTGGTATATCCGATGGATCGTCTTGCTCGCGTGGTTCACCAGCCGCATCGCCACGGCCATCGGCACGTTGGCCCGCGCCAGCTTGGTAATGAAAGTGACGCGAGTGCAGTGGAAGCACAGGTGAGGCATGGCCAAGTCATCGAGGAAAAACCGCCAATCCTTCGAGGGGCAGGGCGGCATGGTCAGGGTCCACCGGTCGCCAGCGGCCAGCCACGCCTCGAAAGCCGGCCGGAGAGATTTGGGGAGCGGAATCGCGTAAGCCTTCCGGCGCCCGCCTTTGGGCGAAGGGAACAAGATTGTGCCTTCCTCGAAGTTTATCTGCCGGCGTATCTCGATGCGCGTCTCGCGCAACCGGCATCCGGTCGCCATGGCGATTTGCCATGACCGGCGCATCCAGGGCGGTGCCGACTCCAGGGCGCGCTCGATCGTGGCGCGCTCGGTTGCTGTGATTTCCGGTTTCTCGTCCGTATCGTCTTTGCGAGGCCGGAAGGCGGCCCATGGGTTGCGATCTACCATTTCGCGCAGAGCGGCTTCGGCCAGCACGGTTTTCATGAACTTGGCCTCCATGACCGCTGTGTTGTGGCAAATCGGCTTGCCGGCATGGCGTTTTTGGGCCTCGCGCCATCGCAAATAGGCTTCCGCGTGTTCGTATCGAAGTGATTGCGGGTGTTTCAGGTCGTGCTCGATCAGGAATTGCAGAACTCGCCGCCATCGCAGCCGGTAGGCTTCGAGCGTTCGAGGCGCGCGGGCGACTGTTTTGATAAAAGCCGGCACCCAATCCCATCCGGGCGTTGTCGCGGCGGCCGGCGCCAAATTCTCTTGGCATGTCAGCTTCGCGGCCAAGGCTTGGGCCTTTCGCGTCTCGTCGGGATCGTCGCACCGGTAGCCGGTGGATTTCTTTTTCCATCGGCCGGCTTCGAGGTAGCTCACATGCCAATAGCTCGAATTGTGGCGACGATGCAGCGAGGCCATTAGGTATGTGAGAAAAGGTGAGAAATGACAGTGTAGGATTTTTCATGCTCTACAGAGATGGGTAAGGCCGGGCTCTGCAAAAGCCCTATGCGTCGGTTCGATTCCGACCCTCGCCTCTCTATCAAGTGAGAAAAGAAACCGCGGAGTGAGAAAAAGGTCATTTCGCAGCGGCCCCCATTTCGCGGGCGATTAGGCGAAGCTCCGATGCGGAGAAGCCCAAGCGGGAATTGAAGTAAACGCGGCCACCGGCGATGAGATACCGGCGTTTGATGCCAACCCGATAGACCGGCCCGATAGGGTCAGCTTTGCGCTGGCTGGCTTTTACGCGCTCGATGGTGTCATCCCGGTTGTCGAGATACCACTGGCGCTTGCGCGCGCGCTCACGTTCGAGGTTTTCAGCGTAGTAACGCTGCCAATAAGCGGACCGGTCGGTCGCCTTCTTTTTCCCCTTCATGGGGAGGAACGTGCGACCGGACCGGTCAGGTGTCAAACATTTTGACTATTTTGTTTTACACCGCTTTTTTGGGGCGACCCCCAAGTTTGCCGTTGCGTCGAGCCGCTTCAGCTTTTGCTTGGTTGGTTTTGGAACCGGCTGCGGACATGGCAGCCTTCATAACGCGATTGCGGGGTATGGTGGCCCCGCATTGGTGACAGGTTAGCTTCATGGTTAGTCTCTTACTGCTCCTTGGGCACAAAAACCAGCATGATGTCGTGGTGATTGCGCACTGTGATCTCGAACTCTGTTTTCAAGCCCCACGCTGAATACTCTTGGAGGAAGTTTATCAGGTCCGTGAAGTCTTTGAAGTGGATGCTGCCGGTCATGCCGCCTCCTTTTCGCCGTTGAGTTGCCGGATGTAGTCGGCCGTCGAGGCCACTGCGTCATCCTCTGACAAACCTTCCGCCAGCCGGTCCGCGGCGAACTTGCTGACTTTGCCAAGGAGCATGATGCTCACCGGATTGTCGCAGGTGGCTTTGCTGGCCACGCGGTAGGCTGCCGCTTGCGTGTTGTTTTTTTTCATGCTGCCTCCTTCAGTGCGAAGTAGATTTCCATGTTGTGCTTGGTCAGCGGTGCGTAGTGCGAGGCTTGCAGGGCGAACCCGATCATTGCTGACAGGCGACCCACGATGTAGGCATCGGACTCGGTTTTTTGGAGCCGGCTGATTTGCTGGTTGAACCGCATGCGGAGGTCGTTCGGGTCGGACTCCTCAAAGAGTTGTTCCGACCGCTCGTATTCCGCCGCGGCATCGTTATCCGCGTCAAACTGGCCGGATTCGTAGGCTTTAAGGCCCGCGAAGCTGCCCGCTTCCGCGACTTCTGCTTTGGTTGGGTTTCTCATACAACCATATATACCCAACTGTTTGGTTTCCGTCAACCGGTTATTTGAGTTTTTTGCAGAGGTAAACGGAGCCGGAGCCAGCCCACTTCGAGGCCGGCCAATACAATTTGTATCCGCACCGGATCAGGGAGTTGATCGAGGCGCAGTTCCAAAGGGCGCAGTAAGTGACCACTTCTTTCAGCCCAAGCCGGCGCGCAGCGCGCTCACGAACCCGGATCAGGCGTTTTTGCAGGCCGCGGCCGCGGTGATTGGGCAAGACTCCGGCGCGGCAGAAGAAGCCGATCCCCTTGTTTTGCGGGTTCTTGCATGGGCGAAGGCCAGCGTAGGCCACCGGCTTTTTGCCGTGCCAAATGATCCACCAAAGAGAATCGTCGGTATTTACCCGCGTGTCGGTAGGGAAGCAGATTTCGTCCAGTGCAAGCACGGCCACCGGAACATCAGCCAGGGCGGTGCGGTATCGGCTCATTTTGCTTTTAGCCGGTAGTGCGGAACCGCTCGCGCCCGCTGTTCAAGTTGAATGATGTAGTCTTTGCGTTCCAGCACATCCCTTTTGACCAGCTTGCGAACTCGCTCACTCGTTATGCAAATTGATTTGCCCATTTCTTCAGCCAATTCAGACACCGTGAACCAGCCGGCCGGCACATGATCGACCTGCACAGGGCTTTTCTTCAGTTCTTTGCAAATCTCGGTTAACGAGGATTCGATTTGCTCGGATGTGATCTTGGATTTTTTCTTCATATTCGCGTCACTTTTGGGGCCGGTGGGTTGTAATACAGATGATGCGGGGTAGGCAGTTCGCCTTGCGGCTTCCCGCGCCAATCCAGGATCAAAATGCTCGGCCGCGGAATCGCGTCAGGAACAACCTTGTGGCCGTGTCTTGTGAGAAATTGCCATCCACCGGTGACGCCGATCAGGCCGGAGCCGTCACTGTAAACGCCTCCGCAATGCCGGTGTGCCCTCAAATACACCTGTGCCACCGGATGGCCGGCGCGGACGCTGTTCAGGCGGGCGTTGCCCAAGGTGATCGAAAGCGCGGACGCTTCGAGGTAAGCGCGGCTTGTGGCGCCAATATGGTGTGTGATGTCCACTTTGCACCCATGAACCTCAATCAGCCATTTTTCGCGGGCCACCTCGTCTTTGGCTCCGATCAGCTTGGCCAGATACGTCTCGATGTTGTGCGTATGGCACTCCGTTCCTTTGGTCACAAAAGTTGCGGCGGCCTTCGAGGTCAGGGGCTTCAATGCCTCGGCGGCCATTGTGCAGTGGTTTTCGATCAATGAGGCCACGACTTCCGGCGACCGGTGATGGATGCCTTCTGTTGCATCGCCGTTTATCACGACCGCATAGGGATCGCATCCTGCGATAGCTGCCACTTTTCCCAAAGCGTGTTGCCAGCACTCCCATAGCCATTCCTGATGCTTGTTCTTGCCGAATCCGATGGTATTGCCGGCCAGATTTTCACTGTCCGGCGGCATTAAGCCGACACTCGAACCGCAATGCAGGTCCGAACAAACGACAAGGAGGGATGTCTTTCCCTCAGATTTCTTCTTTGACATAAGGTGCGCGCAAAGTGACCCACTTATTCACACTGTCAATTCTTTTGACAACTTGGGCCGGCCGCGGGCAATGGCGTTTTGCCGCGGATAGACTCGGCCGCGGGCGCGGTTCTCGGTGTAGCCTACTGCAATCAGGCCAGCGACCAACTCCTCCGGCGTCACGGCTTCGGCCGTGCCAATGAGGTCATCGAGGTCATTCCACCGGTCCGGCCACATGCGCACCGAAAAGACATCCCACCAAACTATGGCGGCCACGGCGCCCCGCAGCGGCAGTGGCAATGCCAATATGCGCTCCCTCCACTGGTTGCGGTTGATATGCCGGCTCCATCCAGGCGCCTCGATAAGATGCTGCGTAGCCCATTCAGTTTTTGCCATAATTATTCAAAGACAGTTTCAGGGGGTCGGCTACCAAGCTCCGCGGCCCGCTCCATGACAGTCCATGGGTTGTCATTCCACCGGTAGGCTTTGCAGATTGGACACACGTTAGTTTCTTTTTTGGCGATACCCCCACAGCCACCGCATATCTTAAACTGCTCCGGGTGGTTGATGATCCCGCTGGCGATAGCTTCACGATCCATCATGTCTTGGGGGGTTTGAGTTGGCCCTTGCTCATCTTGGTCAAATACCATTGGCCGTCCGGTCCTTTGTAGGGGCGCAGCTTGGCAAAGCGTTTCCCGCGGCTTTTGGCAATGCCGTGTCGGGCCGCCAGCGCGGCAACCAGGGTATCGTAGCCGGTCTTGTCACCGGCCCTGTTTGTTTGCTGTGATCGGCTCATGTCAATTCTTTTGACAAGCGTAAGGATTACGCCGCCTCCTTTCCTTCGGTCATTTGCGCCCGCCATCCGTCGATCTTGGCTTTGAGTTCCTTGGCCTGTGCGGCTGGCTCTGGTTTCAATCGGCGGTCCCATGACCCGGGCACCTGTTCCTTGTTCTCTGGATTCGAGCGGATGCGGTTGAGTTCGGCCTGTGCGGCCTCGATCTTCTGCTTCAGGCTCCAGACACTCGGCGCGCTCGAAGTCCCGCCAGACGCACCGCTGGACGCAATGGCCTTGCGACTGCGCCAGCCAACGGCATAAGCCGACAGGGCATTACGCCACCGGTCCATGTTCATCGGAACCGCCTCGCCACCGCGGATGCGGGTCCACCCGCCATCGAAGGTGAAGGGGTTGGCTTCGCACTCGTCAAACCACTTGCGGCATATCTCCTCCTCGATCCCGATCAGCTTGCCGGCCTCGATGACTTCTTCCACAGCCGGAGTCTTTACCGCGCCTTGTTGAGTATGTGCTTCTTTCTTCTCTATTCTTCTTTTCTCTGGTAACGATTCGTCCGTTACAGCGCCGTTACGATGTTTGGCGACTCGCATTGCTGTAAGTCCTCTGTTTTTAGCGGTTTGTCCGTTGTGGCGGGCAAAGTTCGGGAAGGTAAGCGCATGGTCTTCGCCCTCCAGCCAACCCACTTCACGCATTGCACTGGTGAATCCCGGTGTGGCAGTGAGACGGTCCAGCGTTACGCCTGTAACGCGCACTGCGTTACCATCGACGCTATGCTGATCGGCCCAACTCCAGACCTTCCAGAGCCTTCCGACAACATCCAATTCGCCTATTCCAAGCGTGGCGGCCATCTCATACACGGCGGGGTCCGTGTCGAGCATGCATCTCATCTTTATCCAATCGTTTGCCATTACTGGCCTCCTTTCATTTGAGCCGATTCCAGTTGCATTTTCGGCTCATCTTCTTGGTCAATGTCTCGCAGGTGGGCTTGCGCCTCATGCAGTCCGGTGATGAGCCTCCACCGGCCGCCCTGCTTCTCGATGGCGTCCGCGGCCTTTTGCTGGTCCGGCCGCAGCGCGCGGCTCCAGGGGCACTTCACTTCCCATGCCACATACCGGCCGCGGTAGGGGAACTGGAAGTCGGGGGCGCCCAAGGTGCCGGTGCGGCGTTTGTGCATGCCGTCCTGATCGTGCCAGAGATCGAGGAGGCGCAGGTAGTTGGCTACCTGCTTCTGAATCTCCTTCTCGTCTTTGACAATGGCCTCGCCGCGGCACTCCGCGGCCGTCTTGCCGGCCTTGCCAAGCTGCCGGCGGTCCTCGACGGACATCTTGGTAAGGATGTTGTCAGGGAGAACCGGCCCGAAACTTATCCTACCAACCGTCATAGCGCCCTCCAAACGCTCGCGGACATCCCACTGATGTTGCGCCGGCGCTCGCGGGTCTTCTCAACCATGCCTTGGCGCTTCAGTTCCGAAACGCGCGGCCGGATCGAGAGGATGGATTCGGCAAGCTCCGCGGCCACTTCGTCAGCCGTCATGCCGCCCGGATGAGTCTGCAAAACGCGCAGCACGGCTTTCTGGAGCCTCGCCGCGTGGATTTTCTTGGCAGCCTCGGCCGATGTGCCTCCGGTTTTGCTGCCGGCCGCCAGCGGGTAGCTGGCGACCGCAGCCCAAAGAGGAAGTTGAGTAGCTTCCATGGTCAGAACGGAATGTCTTCGTCTTCCAGATCCAGTTGCGCGTCTTTCGCCGGTGCGGTGTTAGTCACCGCGGGCGCGTTTTTGGCGGCTGGCTCCGGTGCGTCCGGTCCCAAATCCACCTCGTCGGCGCGGTCGCCCCAGAGGTAGGTTTTGACCCGCGGCCACTCTTTGGAAGCGTCTTTGCGGTCCGGTTCAAACTCGACGCGGATAATCACGGTTTTGCCAACAACGTGCTTCGGTTCGAGGTCGCCCGACTCGCCTTCCTCCAAGCGCATGCCGATAGCGGCGATTACTTGGTTGATCTTCCAGCGGGTCTTCTCACCAGCGACGATGTAATCGCGCAGGGTTGATCCGTAGAACGCCTTGGGTTCCTGCACCAACAGGTCCAATTCGATCATTTCGTTGCCGGCCTTCGAGGTCTTCTCAATGGCATCGGTGATTTCCGCTTTGTAAAACCCAGGGCGCAGCGGGGCACCGCCGACCGCCTTGGGTTCCGAATAGGTGAACTTCATTTATTTCTCCTTCAGTGTTTTGGGTTTCGCGGAGGCTTTAGCCTGCCGCAGTTGGGTTGTTCCTTCGCCCACGCGGGCGAGAGATTCATCGACCGGCTGGTTCATGCTCGCGCACCATGCGCGGTAGTCCTTGCCGGTCATCTTTCCGCCCATGGCCAGCACAAGGCTGTCCATGCCGCACTTCGAGGCCACCGCCGTTTGCACGATAGCAATGTGGTCGAAGTGCTCGCGGCCTTTCACGGCCGACACTTGCCAGCCCGGAATGGCTTCGGGGTTGGCCGCAAGCATCTTCTTGGCCTCGTCACGCAGCGGAGTGATTAGCTCGCTGGTAAAAAGAGCCGCGTCCGCGAGGAACTGTCCCAATCTTGTGGGGTCCGACAGCAATCTCTCGCGGATCGCGGACAAGCCTTTTTCCTGTTCAACCAGTTCAAGGGTGTTAGTCACCGGACCCACAACAGCGGGGCACCGGTCCTGCAACTTGCACCACCCGCAATACTCGCAGGCGCGCGGCTCGCGGTAGGGGTCGCGGGCATAGTTGACAATCCTTTCGACGGTATCCTTGGCCTCGACGTAAGTGAACTTGTGCGTCACAACTTGCTTCTGGTCACAGAAGATCAGGTGTGCCGTCCACTCGTTGACGAAATACTGCTCCATCAACGCCCACGCATAGGCGGCCATCTGTCCGTAGTAATCGCGGATTTGGCCTGTCTTGAGATCGCCCACCCATAGCTTGCTGGAGCAAACAACATCGGCTGTGCCGGCGTGTTCGATGCCGGGGGTGCGCATCTTCAACTCCTCCTCACGCACTTCGACGGCATCATCGCCGGCAAAGTCCATGATTGTCTCGGCCGCCCACCGGACTGATTCGCGGTCGGCGTCTGACAACGGCTCCATGCCGCGGGCATCACCCTGAAGCAACAAACGCAATGCCGCGTCCAAAGCCAAACCGCGTTGCGCGGCCGGACCGGCCACCGGATTGCTTTCATAACAAGGGCACTGATCCAGCTTCGGAAGTGCGGAGTGTCGGATTCTGCTCATTTGTAGCGTTTGCGGATAAGTTCGATGACGCGGGCGATCAGCTTTCGGCGCGGACGATCAATCGCTACGGCCAGGGCGGCCATAACTGAAGACTCCACGCATGGCCGCTCGCCGCGATAGTCAATGGCTCCAAGCCGGCGAACCAGTTCAGCGGTCATGCCGCCTCCTTAACTTCAGGTTCGGGGTTGTAGTAGGTGCGCAGCGCATCGGCCAAGCCTTCGAGCGTGTCGCTGTGTGCGATCAACCGGCGGAAGGTGACAGTTTCACACACGGCCGCGCGCAGACGCGGAATGGCGGGCAAATCCAAGTGCTCCGTTCCCTTTGCAATGGCCTGCCAGCGTAGGAAAGACCACTGATCTTTAATCTTCGGCCGCTCCTTAATGTCCAAGTGGCTGTAAACATTCCGCAATCTTTTCAGGTCCATTTTAGGCAGCCTCCTTCTGAAGTTCGACGTAGTAGGTGCGCACGGCGCCGACGAATCGGGCGGGGTGCTCGACAATCCGTTCGAGGAACGAAGCGTCAGTGTCTTTCCACGATTGACCGGCCTCGATCTGGCCCTTGGCGCGCAAAAACCCTTCCATGTCCTCGATGGCCAAGGATTCCCCGATGGCTTCGAGCACTTGGTCGGCAATGTCCGGCGCGGCCGGTTGAGCTTTGGCTTTGGCCGGTTTGGCCTTTGGCTTCGCCGCGCCCATGTCAGGGAACACGGAGGCAATGGATTCCCACTCCAGCGGCAACTCCTCGGCCAGACCGGCGCGGGTCTTGGCATCATAGGCTGCGCTATGCGTGGTCAGGAGAACGCGCTCCTTGCCGCCGCGGGCCTTCATCTTGCCGGAGTCGGCTTCGATCAGCTTGGTTTTGAATTGCGCAAAGTAGAGTTCGTCCGCCCATTCTTTGAGGAGAGGGGACGTTTGCTTGCCCAATTTCGGCTCATACCGGTCGTAAGCGGCCATCTGATCCGGCGGCTCGACACGGCGAATGTGCGCGTGGCCAATAACCAGAACGTGCATCCCGGCTGTGACACAGGCATCCAGCTTTGCAAGGAAGCGGGCAAACCGCTCCGCGGCCTGAACCCAACCCTTGCCGTATCCGAATGATTCAATGCTTGGTTGCTTGGTTTCGGCCAACAGGTTCTCGATGGCGAGGCGTTCAGCCCAATCGGCCGAATCCACCACCACTGTCTGGTAGCCGTGACCGCCGGCCGCCAGTTCATCCAGCGCGGTTAGCATGTCATTCCAGTTTTTGATTTCCAGCCGCGGAATGTCCAAGTGGGATGATCCGCCTTCGATGTCCAGAAAGATGGGCGAGGGGGCTTGTGCCGCCAGCGTGGTCTTTCCGACTGATTCGACGCCATAGATGACGCCACGTTGCGGACGAACGACTTTGCCGGTCCGCACGGTTTTCAGTATGCTCATTATTTCTCCTTTTGTTGTTTCTGCTAATTGGGGCCGGCCCCATCCGGGGTGCTCCAAAGAAAGATGCGGCCGCGCGCCTCGGCTTTGCGTTGCTCCTCCAGTGCGCGCCAAAATGCTTCCTCGACCATGGCATCGTGGCGCCCGATCCGCTCGCCAAGCCAGCGGCCGAACGTGTAGCCGAAACAGCCCGCGCTTATTGCCAGCGTGACGCTGTAACTCGCCATCAGAATGGTATCGTTCATTGGTCGGAGGTGTGTAACACCCTTGTTAAAAGGATATTAACGTAATTTGACAAACTACGTCCGTCTGCCACAGCCAGAGCCTTCAGGGCGCTGTGGATTTCGAGGGGAACATGGACTGACACATACGCCTTCTTACGCTTTGGTTTTGCTTTCTTTTGCATGGGCACTGCTTTTCGTTGTGGGTTTGGGTGCGAGTTGTGGTGTGGGTGTGTTGGCAACGTGCTGACTCAGCACATCAGTGAGGAATTGACTGACATTTTTGCCAGACGCACGGGCGGCGCGCTCCATTTGCTTTTTCAAGCGCTTGTCCATCCACCAAGCCACACACGCTTTGTTCGTGGCACGTTTGTTTGGCATGCCCTACACATACAAATGGTGTTACACACCGTCAACCTGTTTTTCAAAAAAAGAATCCGCCGGCGTTTGTTTGCAACTCGTAGCCGATGGTTAAGTCTCGAACGATAAATGGTTTGTCTTCGCCAACAATGGCCTCGAACCGGACCTTGATGGCGTTACCGCTAATCATGAACGCAATCTTATTTCTCTCTCGTCCATACATTTCGCCACACTCAAAGGTCTTGGTGTGTCCGTCATCGCTGGTCAGGATCACTTTCACAATGGCCCTGCTGTAGCGCACAGTTGTCCATTCCAAAGTGTAAAAACCCTTGCGATCATTGGGCGTTTGAAGATCAAGATATTGCGTCTCGAACACACATTTCATCCCGCGGGAAATCCAGTCCCCACTTCCGTCATCGAGGGTTAAGGTTGGTAATCCGCTGGCGCGGCTGGTGTATCCGGGCTGTGTTCCACTGGTCTGCAAAGTGAAAGCCGAATTGCTGCTGAATTGGTCGTTGAACAGCGCGCCCAGATTGAAAACGAACAAATCGCCATCGTAGTCGCAGCCCACATACTTGCTGTCGCCCGAACTAACCGGAGAGCACGAAAGCAGGCGCGGCCATTCAATCGGGCCGGTCAGGGCGTTGCTCTCCAAATCCATAGCAAATGCCGCAAAGTCATAGCTTCCTCCTGTAACCGGCACCCACACCATGACAATGTTGTTGGTCGCATCGGCCAGCATGTTGCATTTTTGCGGTGCGCTAACCAGTTTTGGGATGTCGATTTTTTTCCGCATGACCGGCCATCCGGTTGTGGCCACAGGTTGGGAGCGGTAATACTGCGTGTTAACCATCATGTAGAAAACGCCATCGCTTCCCAGATAGACAATCTCCGGCCGGCTCCAAGCGGCCAAACAGGCCGGGTTGATCGCTCCGTAGTCCGACCGGCTTACAATGCGGTTGAGGCTATCCGCGTCGATCATGGTAATGGACCGGTCGCTATGCACCTGAACGCGGCTTTCCAGCTTTCGCATGGCCGTGATCCGCGGCCGGCTTGGCTCCTCTTTTTTTCCCTCGATGTCGAGGTAGTTGGTGATGTCGCACCCCTCCGGCACTTGTTCTGCATCACTTTTGATTTTAGAAAGCCAGATGCGGTAAGGCTCCGCGGCGTTGCCGCTTGCCCACATCTTGTCGCCGGCAAACTCGAACATGGTGCAAGGCGGTATGCGCCCCTGATCCGGTGCCGAATCTCGCACTTCGAGCGATTGGAAATCCTTCTTGATCCGGTAAGAACCGTTTGCGTTGTTGACAGTCAGAATCTTGCGCCAAACAAACGGACCATCCGGCGCAATCGGGTAGGCCGGACCAACGTATTGCAGCATCCAAATGTTCTGTTTTGTGAAACGCGCGTCCACGCCGGTCTTTTGCTGCACCGTGACGATGAAATCATTGCTGCCGGTCCCGATCACTTCATTGCTCAACGCAGATGCCGGCCCTTCGTAGCCAAGGTTTGACCCTGGCGGCCCTGGATCGAACAGCGTAGTCGCAAAAGTGCAGCGCATGGTTGTTGGATGCCCACCCACTGTTACTTCGTCGGCGCCGCCGGCCAGTGGTGTCTGGGCCAGTGTCAGGCTTGGGTTGGCGTCTGGACCAAAGGTTGTTACCGATGCGCTCAGAACGCCGGTCGCGTTGTAGTCGCTGGCCACAAAGCTCACAATCGCGTCCGCGCTGGAAAGAGCCTGCGTTGTGCCAGTGGTTAAAGTGTAAATAAACGGACTGAGCGCTGTCCCCGCTCCGGTGCGTGTGCTGGAGATCGCCGTGCTGGTGCCCGCCGAAATAATGCGGACGCTGATATTGTGGCCCGCCGTTCCTCCAAAGTTGATCGGGTCGGCCGTGAACGTCAGGGTAGAAGTTCCGGTTGTGGTTGTGGTCGTGCCAACTGTTACAACGGTTGTTCCCGCTGTTACCACGCTGACTTTGGGTTGCACGGCCGCCGCGGCGGGCAGGCTGGCTACTGAACCAACCAATGGCTTGGTTGGAGTTGTGTTTGTGCCAGCTTCACGCAGTTGTCCGGTAGATGGGTTGTAGATCAAGTTCGGGTCCACGCCGTTGCCAATCCAGATTTCTGAATAGATGCGTGAGAAATAGACCCGCTTGCCCACGGTCAAACCACTAATTAGCGAATTAACCGTCACATTGTATTGCCTCTCCAGCACTTGATCCGATCCGGCTCCGGGTGTTGATGCCGGAACACTGATGCCCGACAAATCCTCCGTGGTCGGGATCGAGCCGTCCGCACGGCCGACAAAAAAGCACCCAAGCGTTTTCCAATTAGAGCAATCGTAAGCAACCAGCACCGTCATGCGGTCTGGGTCGCCAGATGGCGATTCGATTTTCAGCAGGACTACTCCATCTGATCCATTAAACCCCAAATCATCCTCCACATAAGCACGAAGGTTTTTCATGTTCCACAGCTTGGAAAAAGCCGGAGCACGGCGCAGCGCGCCCGCGGGGCGCACAAAGATGTTTTCCGCAACCGCCAGACTGTTCTGCGGTGCGTTGGTCGTATCGTCGGTGGCGTTCAGCCCCGAAAACGTGTTGATGCGCGCGTATTGCATTACCAGTGATCGCTGACCCGCACATGGCCCGCGCGGGCAATTTGCGGTTTCAGCTTGGCCAATAGCTGAAAAGCGTCCTGATACTGTTCTTTGAGAGCGGCACGAATAGCCGATGCGTCAAAATGCTTCTGCGTGGTAAACTGATAGCGGAGGATAGGCATGAAAATGGACTCTGCGTAATCCTGCGGGATCGGAATGTCGGTCGATCCCGGCGAAAGGCTGGTAATGCGTGGCGCCTCTGCCCGCTCCTCGAACTGCACCACATACTGCTTGTCAGGGAAGGGCGATACGCGCAGCCGGTTGACCACGCGACCGGTCGCGGTCACGCCGCGTTCGACCAAATAGCCGATGGGAACGTCCACATCCCTCTGTTCGGCCACAACAAAGCTATCGTGCATCTGGCCATAGACTGCCTCACGGTTGTGCCCGACACTTGGGGCGAAGGTATGCACATCGCGCTGGCTCCGCAGGGGAACAAGTTCATGCTCTCCAAGGATGATCACCGGCGGCTGGACGCCGCTCACGGACGTTCCAAGGGTAATGCAATCGTTGTAAACCGTGGCCGTCACACCGGCCGCGCTTTGGCCAGCATAGGGCAGGGCCAGGGTAAATGAGGCCGCCGCGCTGTCTCTGGTCACAATCTCGTTGTCCCGCGGATCACCGGAGATGCGGATGGCACAGGCTTCACTCCAGACCGGCAGGGTGCCGGTGCCGGCCGTCACTACTGTTTTGCTGCCGGCCGTTACTGTCAGGCCGCTCACCTGAACCGGTGCGCGCAACAGTTCGCCGGTGGTCTTGGTGCTCCACCATGGCGGCAGCATCGTCCACAGCTTTTGCAGGGTGGCATTGATGTCCGACAGGATGCGGGTGTTGACCTGCGTGGACGCATATTGCGCATCCTCAATGCCGATCAACCCCAACAAATCAGACTGTGCTTCTGCTACGGTCATTTCTTTGTGCGACGAAGTTTGGAGATTTTGCCAATCAAAGTGCCGGTTTCGGCCAAAGCCTCTTGTGGCGGAAGCGGTTCGGAGGCCGCAGGTGTTTCGATGGTGGCCGACACAACTTCCGGCTCGACCTCCACATCATAGACCAACCCATAGAATGGCCGGTTGGCCAGACACAGATCAGCCTTGGCCGCTCGCCATTCCTCCAAGCTCATGCGAAACGCCATGGCTCCGCGCTTGGGATCATACATAGCGTGGCCGTAGGTTTTGCCGCTGGCCCCGATGATGGGATGCACGGCAAATGCCGTGGCTTCTTGCACTTCGATTACGATGGTGACTTTGTTCATGCTCCTTGCGGGTGATACCCCGATAGGGCGAGCCGGATTGCTCCGGCCCGCCGTGATCGAGATACCAATTAGCTGACAGTCGGGAAACCGCGCAGCGGCAAGGCGACTTCGAGGAGGGTGTAACCCCCCACTTGGCCGTCGATACGCTCGAAGGCACGCGAACCGAACACAGTTTCCATGCCGATGGCGTGGTCCATGTCGTGGTTCAGGTGTTCTTCGGTGCGTTTGCCGATGGCGCTGGCGCCGTCGATGGAGCCGTGGCCCATCACGCCGGCCATCTCACCGAGGCCGAGCATGAAGCCAAACGGAACGCCGAAGCTGTTGACTTCAACCACAAGGCTGCCAGAGGCCGCGCTGGTGGCGAGGTCAACGCCGCCGTAGGTGCCGGTGCCCCAGGTAATGTTACCCAAGGTAGTCACCTGCGCGCCGGTGGCGGTTGCGCCGAGACGATTGATCATCGTCAGTTTGTTTCCGTTGTTCACGCGGAAGGAAGCGAACATGACCTTGCCGGCGTCTGCGCCGGAGAGGTTCAGGATCGCCACATAGCGGTCGGTCGCGGTGTCAGCCGTGATCTTGGCGCCTTCGCAACCGGTGTAAGCCGCGTTGCTGAAGTAGCCGAAGAACCGAACGTCCGTGTCGGCCGCGTTAGTCGCGGAGCCGCCGCCGGTGATGTCCACCGCGGTCGTGCCGGCCGCAATCGCGTTGCCCAAGAAGGCGCGCGGAACAAGCGGGCAGCCCGCCGGAGCCAAATCTTCGGGGTCTTCGATGTCCCACGAATAGATGAGGTTTCCGTTCCAAGGCAGGATGTTGCCGGTGAACAGGCTGTTCATCGAGCCACGAACATCCGCGTATTGGGCGGCCTGAAGGTAGGTCGCGCTGTTGCGAAAGCTCTCCAAGGCGTTGTTGTCACCGAGGAACACAAACTCGCGGATCGGGGCGCCGGCAGAAGATTTGCCGAGGCTCACCGGCTTGGCCGCGAGCGAGGTCAGGGTGTTAACACCGTGAAGGACGGTGGCCGTCGAGAAAACGTCCGCAGTGCGAAGCGCATTGCGCGAAGTTTTGTTGTTCGGACGGATGGTGTTGCGGGCGTTGGCGCGCCGGCGAAGCTCCATCAGCATATCGTCAACCTTCTTGATACGAAGGTTGCGAGCGAGGAACTCCATGGCCGCGCGGTCCCACTTACCACCGATGATGGTTTCGTTGCGGGCAACGCTGTTGATGGCGAAACCATCCCACCAGCGACCCACTTTGAAGCGGAAGTCCTTGGGGACGAGTTTCTTTTCGTTGCCGACACGATCTCCAGCGCCTTGGACGCCGGGACCGCGAGCACCGCCGACCAGCGGAATCACCACTTCGTTACCGGCGGTGACGCGCAGATCGCTGTGCTCGATGAAGGCTTTTCCCGAACCGATTTTGCCGGTCAGGTTGTCGTAAAGCACCGAGTAATCGTTGCTTTTGCGGATCGCAAGCTCTGCCCAAGCGACTTTGGAAGCGTCAGGGGACGCCGACAAAATCTCAGATAGAGTTTGCACATTAGGTTTGTCGTATGAGGCCATAATGGCGGTTTGCCTCGTTGCCAATCCTTTCGGCAACAGAAGCGATTAGGTTTGTTTGGTTGTTTGCTTTGCCGTCCGCTGGACGGAAGCCGCGCGCTACAAGCGCAACAGGACGTTGTTCGTCCTATCGCCAAGCAGGGCCGCTTCCAGAACATCGGTCGGGGCTTCTTTGATGGCCCTGTCCAGACTGGCAGGGTCGATCATTCGGGTTGCTGGTTGCGCGGTTCGCGCGCTCGCGGCCACCGGAAGCACACCAGCCGGTGAAGGCTTGGCGGGCTGCGCTGGAACGAGTTGCGCTTCGCTTGGCGTTGTTTGGGTCGTAGCGGCCGGTCGTTTCAACTCGACGCGCTGCGCTTCCGGCAACCGGGCATTGGCCAAAGCCAAAAACAACTCCGGTGCCTGCGGATCGTAGAGGAGGGGATTTTGGGTCGCCTCTGCCTCTGCAATGACCGCTGAAAGGGTTTGTCCGATAACTGAATTGGCATCCAAGGCTTCAGGGCACATGGACGCTGCGCGCTGATAGCTGGCTTCGCGCTCCTCGTTGATCGAGGCCACGCGGACTTCTTGATGTCTGATGTGATTGGCTTTCTCCACCGCCTGATCGGCCAAAAGGCGGGCATGCTCTTTGGTCAGGTTGGCGATTTCACTGGTGAACAGGCCGTCATTGGCTCCGGCTTCGTCCAGAGCGGATTCGATGGCGGCAATGCGCTCATCAAGAGTCGGCTCCGGTTCACCTTGTTCGGCCGGCTGCTCGTTCCATCCAAGGTGATAGCGCGCCCTGGCAAGCGACTCATCCAAGCTCAGATCGGGATTGCGCTGGCGGATTTGCAAAGCAATAGCCTCGTCCTCTGCCAAATTGGAAAACTCAGCCGACACGGCCGGATTTTCGACCTCCACGGAGGCGGGCGGGGCGTCATCGGGAGCAATGGAAGGAGAAGAACCCTGCTCCGATTCGGTTTGCGCTTGTGCCCCGCCCGCCGGTTGGGTGGCCTGCGCGCCAGCTTCGGGAGTAGTGTTCTCCACGGCAGCAGGTTCCAGATCAGCGGCCGCCACAGGCTGCGGTTCAGTGCTGGCCCCCAAAAGGGCAGCTTCGAGGGTGGCGGTATCTACGTTGTCGAAATTAGCAATAGCTGTGCTCATTGCGGCGACTTTTGCCCAACCGGCAATCTTGTCAAATATTTTGACAACCCAAAATATCCGGCTATCACGGCGGGGTGCATTGGCTTACCGCCCTCGATCAAAACGTGCAGGTTGCCCACCTGAATTTCCCGCACGGCGTCGATTGCCTGACGGAAGATGTCAACGTGGGCGAAATCATGGCCATGCGGCAGGAGCGATTTGAGGCTTCTATTGCAGAGTTCAAGCCAATTACGGCCGGCGATTTGCTGGTCGTTGCCCCTGGAGGATGGGGCGACATGATGTTTCTCGAACCGGTCCTGCGCGGATGGCGCGTCAACAATCCCGATACACGTTTGGGGCTGACAGTTGGCACCGAGCACCACCACATCTTCGACGGCTTGGGACTGAACTACGAACTGGTGCCGTATCCTGTGCCAAAAGATGCCGTGTATGCGTTTGATTCAAACGTGTTTGCCGCGGAAATGCGTATCCAGCGCAATCCCGGCGTTCATCCCACCGACCTTTACGCCGTTGCCCTTGGCCTCGAACTGCAAGACAGGCGCCCCCGCTACAAGATCAGCCTCGAAGAAGCCGAGTTCGCCCAGAAAGAGCTACCCAAGACCGGCCGCCCGCGGATTGGCATGCACGTTCGGGCCACCGCGCTATGCCGGACCTACCCGCATCAGGTGCCGCTCCTCGAAGAACTGCTCTCCAAGCGCAAATACGAGGTGATTCTATTCGGCGCGCACGGCGAGGCCCAAGCCGACGATTCCGCGGAATTGGGGCTGGTCAACCTATGTAACCGGCCGCTGACCTTCCGCCAATCGGCCGCGCTTTTGTCCACCTGTGACGGATTTATCGCGCCAGACTCCGGTCTTCTCCACGTTGCCGGAGCCTTGGGCGTTCCAACTGTTGCCTTGTTTGGGCCGTTCTCATGGAAGGAGCGGACCATCTACTATCCAAGCGTCCAAGCCCTGCAAGGCCGCGCTCGTTGCGCTCCTTGCCACCACCACAAGCGCGCCGGCCGCGAATGGCCGGAAGGCGGCCCCTGCGAGCAAACAGGCTATTGCGTAGCCTTGGCCGACATTACCCCGCAAAGAGTAGTGGCAAAGCTCGATGGCCTGCTCGACCCGCGCAATTTCCCCGTCTGTCGCGTGGCTCCTTGGCCCTTATGAGCCAAACGCTGCAAGCCTACATTGAGTCCAAAGGCTACGATTCAATACAGGTAATGAACGCTTTGCAGGATCACGGCGTTATTTCAGATAACTGCGAGCACGTTGCAGAGGTGGGCAACGGCGGGTTTGCCGTTCAGTGGCTGGAGGACAATTACGCGCGGTAAACAATCGGCAGGCCCGACAGTCCGCAGGCTTGCCGCAATTTCTCCATAGGGAAGGCCGGCCCTGGGTCACTTTTCCTTTCCGGCGCAATGCAATCGTGGCCGGTAATGTCATCGAGCCGGTAGCGTTTGACCAATGCCTGCACCAGTTTGGTTGCAGCAACCAACTGCGCCCGCGGGTAATCCTCCCAATCTTTCACCGGTCCGCCATTGCGGTGGGCCGCGGCGACCAGAGGCAATTTGCTCCACCGGCGCGCCAGCTTGGGGTCATCGCCGGCATTGGCCAACTCAATGCCGATAGAACAGTCGTTCAACCCATCGTATAGTGTTCCGGTCTTGGGATCGCGCCACCGGCTTACTCCGGCATGCCCCGCCGTCCGGTTGAAAGGCCGGCACTGAATGATCGTGCCATCCCTGTCGATAACCACATGCGCGCTGGCCCCCTTGGCCGACTTGGTTTTCCAGAAGTTGACGCTGCTGCGCGCAGTCGCGCCGGCCGTGAAATGGATCACCACGCACCGGCGGATAGGCATGGCCGCCCCGCCGGAAATCCGGTCGTGCTGGACACCTTCGATCCAATGATCATCGCGGATGGTCATTTTTGCCCGATGAAGCTCACATCGAGCCGCTGTTTGCCGAAATCGTAACTGATTTGCGGTGTCAACGTGGCGCAGCCGACCAGAAACATGACGGCCAACGCGGCCGCCAGAGCCAAAGCCAAGGCCAAGTATTTAGTTTTTTGACGCATCGCGAGCAAAGATCAAGCCGACCCCGGCCATGATGCTCGAAATGTGAACCGACAAATCATTGATCGGTTGGCCGTCCAGCAACGCTTTGGCAATCGAAAGCGCGCTGATGAGAATGGCAATAATGCCTGTGGCGGATGTTTTCATAGTCAGTGGTCCATGGTGGGTTATCTGTTGGAAAGAGAGTTTTCTATGCGTTGGGTGCGTTTGTCAATACTTTCGACAACTGCAACGAGAGCCGCCACCTTCTCGTTCCGGCTATTGGATGCCTCTGTCAGCGCGGCGATATGGACATCTTGGCTTCGGTTCGCTTCCTCCGCGGCATCTACTCTGTGCGGAAGGCTCATCCAAAGGCTTAAAGCCGACATGATGGCTATGCCTCCGGTCGCCAACCCGATGGTTTCAGGGACCGAAAAACTGAATCGGGCGTGGCCGTGGGTGTCGTGCTCGATGCTCATTCGTAAAGCGGGATGCGGAAGCTATTGGTTCCGACTTGGACCTCAATCCAGCGGTTCACATTGGTCGGATTTGCCGGAGCGTTGGTTTTGATCCAGTTATTAGTCGAAATTAAAAACCTGAACGGCACATTGACCTGCAAATGGTCGAAAGCGCCCCATTCCAAAAGTGAACGCCCAGACATGGCCAAATAGCCATCGCTCAAGTTGATCTGCACAAGCCCACTGCCTTGATCGTAAAGATTGTCAGTATTTACAGTTCCCGCAGTGACGCTCTCAAACCACGGCTCCCCCCCTTCAGAAACGTCACCCGCACCAATCGCGTTGCGGAAGTTGATGACGTTGGTGTTCGTGAGGGCTGGGAGGCCGATACGGAGGTTGGTGCGGGTGGCGGCGGCGGTGTCCCGCAAAAGCACCGGCATCCAAGTCGCCCCCTGCTTGTAGTCGGCCGTCTGGCGGATGTCGGCATCGAAGGGCTGCGCCCAAACAGTGACAAGACAGAGGGCGGACAAAAGGACAAAAAGAATGTGTTTGGTTTTCATAGGATCAAAATCCCAATTCTGACAACATTGTCAATTCTTTCGACCACGCAAATAGGCCAGCGCGACCGCGATATGCACGATGGCGCCGGTAATGGCCTCGTTTTGCTCTCCCGCGCGCCGTAGCGCGGTCCGTATCCGGTTGTAGGTGATCAGGTGCTTTGCCGGCCCGATATGGTCTGTATCGGACTCCAAGGCGCAAAGATCAGGAGCCAGCTTCAGGGCCGCGCGCAGCGTCCTCCAGTTGGCCAACCCGATCACCGGCGCCAGGGCAAAGAGGACAGCTTGGAGGTAGGCTGATTTCATAGTGTTTAGGGTTGCTGCAAATCCCCCACGGCCTCCCCACTCGCCTCCGCAAAGCTCGCCTGCGGCTGGCCGAAAGACTCCTGTGGCGCGGGTGTGGGATTCATCGCCCAGCCAAGCATCACGCCTTCAAGCCACTGCTTCGCGGCGGTCATCTTCGGGCCGAGGGGCTTGCCTGCTTGAGCAAGGGCCATGCGAAGCTCTTGCAGTGCGGCGATTTGGTAGGCGCTGAAATACTGCGAGACGATTTGCTCTGCGGTATAGGTAAGATCGGTGACCGCCCAAGTGCGCGTCACGGTTTGCGCTTCGACATCTACGACATCTGATTGATTCAAGACTTGGGTTTCGGGATCGTATGTAGGAATTTCGCCTTCGATCACGGTCATCTCTAGAAGCTCTGGAGCGAGCCCAACGATTGGCTCGTCGTCAATACGGGGCCAAGGCAGGACAGTTTCGTTAATAGTGTCGTAGAGGAGTTTCATAATGTTAGTCTGCGTATATCGTCAAATCAGTCACGCCAGGTGCAGTATTGCCAACCTGCCACATCGCAAACGTGATCAAAGTGTTTGCGGGAAAATTGCTGGCAACTAACGTGACGGTGCGAGTATTGGCATCAAAAGGAGATGTGTAAACAGCGACGAAATTGTTAAGCGAATTATACGAACCCTCGTAGAAAGCGGCACCCATAGTGTAAGAATACCCGTTCAACGATCTAATCGTCCAAGTCGCTGTGAGAGTTCGTTGTATCGGCAGTGCCGACATTTCCTGATAAAGCGGCTGAAACTTTGTAGTTACATCTACGGTGCCTTCTGTGACAGAAAGTGTATTTAGGTTGGCGTAATATTTACCTTCAAGCAGCAGCACGGAATATCCTGCATTGGCAATATTAGATTCAGTTGACCACATAGGCGGAACACCGTTATACCATCCACCTCCAGTAACCCCCATTCCAGAGACATTACTGAAGTCGCCGTTCTGGATCAGGTTGGTTCTCTGAAACCGATACGGGTCAATGATAAAGCTCATAAAATGCGATTTCCTTCCAAATATATTTTGAGACCCCTGCCAGCGGAGGTGCTTCCTATTTGGTGAACGTGTATGTGGAACTCTGGGGATGCTTCTCCTATCATGTCCGAGATATACTCAATTACCGCATCGTTAAGACTAGTGCTACTCGCTGTGGAACCCGCTGGAATTGTGACAGTTCCATACACTAGTAGGTTAGCGGGGTTCCCAGGCGCGGGTGCTCGCAATTGAACGACTAGGGAGGATCCAGTTGGTGCCTGTGTCACAGAAGCGCGAAACGTGTTGATAAACATCATCTCAAAAACGCGAAACACTAATTTCGTGCCCGTTGTCAAAAGACTAGTTTCATCCGAACACGCTGCTATAAGTTGATAGGGAGACCGTGGTTTGTTCAGGATTTGCGCGTCCCCGCTGTTGGCGTTCCAATCGGACTTAATGTGGGGGCTTATCTCGGTGTAGACAGAACCAGTGCCACTCCACGCATAGATTTTCCGTGTGTCTTGAGCGATATACACTCGCTGAAAATTACCAGTGAGTGCTTGGATCGCTGTCAGATTGGCGGCTGAGACGAATGTCTCCAATGCCGTTCTTTGCGCTTGAACTGTGGCCGCAGTAAGCAAAGCGCGGCCTGCGGCGGTGCTGTCGGAGATATCCGAAGCGGGGTGCGTGTGGGCGGCGGGGGCAGCGCCCACTTGGTCCAACTGCGCTGTGATCGGATTGAACAGAAACTTGCCCATATCAGGACTTCAGGATGCTGGTCAGGTTGCCGTTGCCGTCATAGGTCAACGCCAAACTGGCCACGGTTGTCCCGCCGGAGCCGCCGGTCTTGTAAACCACAGCCGTCAGGTTGTTGTTTCCATCGTAGGTCATGCCGGCGTAGTTAAAGACCGGTATGCCCATGCCGGGAATGGAAAGCCGGTCATCTTTGACCAAATCCAGATCAACACTGATTGTGGTCATCAGGGCCGACAGCACATCCAACTTGTCCTCGATGTCCTGAACGCCGGCATCAATCTGGGTCGTGCCAATCTCCACGCGCAGCCTTCCGGTCAAAGCGTCGATCAGAAGCGGATGCTGCTCGAAGTCGCGCAGGTTCACGGCCGTCCCGCTTGGATGGGCGACTGCGACCGGATGCGCTACACTGGAATTGGGAAGGGCCATGGCTGCAAAGTCAATCCTTTCGACAAGTCACGCAATTATTTTCCGGTGTCCGACTGCTTCTTGGCGATTACGGCGGTCAGCGCGGCCTCTTTGTCGGCCAAATAGTTGGCCAGTTCCCGCGAAGCCACATACCGCGCCCTGGCGTATTCGAGGCGCGGGCCGGCCGTTTCGGGGTTGAGCATCGCGCTATGGGCCTGCTGCACCTGCTCATCGAGCATGCTTTGGATCAACTCGCGGTAGTCGCGGTTGGTGCGCAGACGCTTCACGGCGTCCAACTGTTCGATTTGCTGCTGTAACATCATACCTGTATTGCGTTTACGTCTGGAACATCGCGGTCGCCTACCGGTCCCTGTTGCACTTGGGGCTGTCCGGCATCGGACATGGCGTTCATTGTTTCCTCTGTCGGAACATCGCCGGCGCCCATGCTTGGCAAGGCCAAATCGTCCGATAGGGCTTTGTCCACATCTTCAATTCCCATAACTGTCAAAATCTTCATCAGCACGGGGCGCAACCGCAGGCGGGCTTCCGGTGGGATTTGTTCAAACTGCATAAGCATCTCAAACGCCTTGGTGTGATTTTCGATCACTTCCGCATCTCGGCTGGTGCTTACTTCCAGTTTAACCTTATAGGGAAGTTGGCTGATTTCGCGGAACTTGGACAGCGTGGCCGCTTGCTCTGGCCCCATGAGCATTTCGGCGTCAGCGTCATCGTAATAGGTCATGATCAGAGCCACGGCATCGCCCAAAACGTCCTCAAACGCACTGATGAAATCGGCCAGAATGTTCTTCAGAAGCACGTTGGCCACGCGATCCAGACTCTTGATGCCGGTGGCCAGCCCTGCCGCGGGTAATCCGGCCATGCCATGGTCGCCGGCCGAAACGATACCGGCTTCCAACTGCGTCACTTGCATCAGCATATTGAGAAGGTTTTCGCTCGATCCGCTATCATTCGGAATCGGGATCACCTTGAACACATCGTCCGCGGAATACCCATCCCGCAGCCGGTATGTTTTGGTGGTGCCAAACTCGATTGGCTCGCCAGCCAACCCTTCTTCCGTGGCCATCGGATTCTCAATCTTGATGTTTCCGCTCAAACTGGAGGCCAAATTCACGCGGTTCATGTAAAGGTCGCAGAACTTGTGGCGGTCGCTGAACAATTCGTAAAACCCTGTGCCATACCAGCGGTGCGGCACCGGCTCCATTCGCACCACGCGGAACGGCCGGCGGCCGGTCGGGCTGATGTTGTCCAAGTAGTCGTAGGTAAGTAGCTGCTCGTTCTCCAAATCAATCAAAGCCGCGATTTCGTCGGCCTGACCATCTGGTTCCAGAATCACGCGGGCATAGACTTCGGCAAAAGGACACTGCGGAATGGCGTCACGGTGGCGCTCGGTTTCGCCGCGCCAGCGGTCCGGCCGATTGGCTTCTGCCTTGGTCTTGCCGTCCAAAAGGCTGTTTTCCAGCTTGGAAATAAACTTGTCCGCGTCTTCTTGGCCTTCCAATGGGGCAAGCATGGCCTTCACTTCATCCAAGCCAAAATCCAGCTTGATCGCGCAGAAGTCAGACTTGTGGACATCGCTTTCGGTCGTGTTGCAAAAGAAATCCCGGTGGTCAATGCAGGCAGCTTCAATGTTATTGTAAAGAACCCGCCGCATATCCACGCGCCGTTCTTCCCATGTCGGCGTCCCGCTCAAAACAATCCGCGGGTCGCGCATTAACACCTTATCTCCATTCTCTGTGTCGTTAAAGGTGTCCGTCTGCAACACCGGATTACCGTCCCGCGCGCGCACCGGCTCGCCGTCAGCGCCGATCAGAACCATCGCCGTCCTGTAATACCGCTGCGTTTTGCGCTTCCAAGTGGTTTTGACCACCGTTTCCCCGCGAATGGCCGCCAGTGTTTCTGCCTCACGCAAAACAAGGCGCATCTTGGCCTGATCCAGTTTGAAGGCACAATACCGCTCGATGACCCGCGCATCCTCGTAATCGTCATCCTTTCCCTCGACAGTCACCGACATCATGGGATTGGCGGTCAAAAGCTCGTCGTAAACACGGCTGGCCGTAATCCGCACATACCGCTTGGGCAGGTTCAGGGACATATTGGACTTCTCGAAAATCGTCCCAGGGCGGCGGCGGTCCTCCATGTTCGAGGCGAAGTGCCTCATACTCATGTTGCGCTTCTCCATCCAACCATCGGAAACGTAGCTGTTCTGCACAGACCGCATCCGCTCCAAGAAATGTTCGGTCAAGGCGCGCTCCTGCCCGCCGGTCAGAACAAGGTTGCCGCGTAGAGGCGCCTTGGGAGGGTCCAGTTCGATCGGCAAATCAGGAAGGAATTTCATGGCGTCAATTCTTTTGACAATACACTACTTGGCAAGTTCTCGCCGGCCGCGGGGCACGGCCATCAGGTTGACCCCTCCGAAAAAGCGCAAAGCCTGAAGTCCGCGGGGCTGGTAGCCAATGGCCGAAGCCTTCGGCGCGACCAGTTGGGTTGATGTCTGCCCGCGTTTGTCCGTTGTCTCGATGACCGCGTAGGCTTCCGGCCCCACGCCCATGCTGCGAAGCCGCTCCAAGTTGGCCACGGCAGGAACGCTTGATGTTCCACGCATATTGAATTGCTCCACCGGCAGACCAGCCAGCTTCATAAAATCGGCTTGTTGGGCCGGTGTCATGTTGAGTTTGGTCGCTTGCTGGCGCAGGGCGTCGATGGTGGCGCGCTTTTCGTCCGCGGGCATATTGGACTTTTGAACGGCTTTCTTCTCTTTGCTGAACCAGCTTTCCGCGCTGAATGGCGCATAAGCTGAACGGCCCAATTCACCGGTGGTCGGAACAGTGCGCGATAAAAACGGAGTATTGGCGCGAATGGCGTCCAGAGGACCGGCAGAGTATCCCAAAGGCTCGGCCTCGCGGGACCGGCGCATGACCGGATCAACCATGCGGGTAGCAAACTGCCGCCAAGGGGTAGGGAGGACGCCGGCCGTGCCCACATCGTAGGCAACCTCGCCCAAGCGGAAGCCCACCGGCTTGTCTTGGTCAAAGGAGGACATTCCGACAATCTTGGCCAGCATGCCCAAGCTGACGTATTCCCCAGAAATGTCGGAGAATTGCTCCAAGGCTTTGTCTGTTTTGCCGGACAACAGAAGACCCATGGCAATACCCTCTTTCAAGTAAGGGTAGTTGCGATACCTCCACCAAAGGTCTTTGTCTTCACCGGAGCCGTCATCCAGGGTGAACTCGGTTTCCCGCATCAGGCCATGGGCAAAGATAATGCGGGCCAACCTCGACAGGTTGAGGCGGTTCTTGGTGCGGAAAGCGGCGTCCAACAGGTTGCCTTCCTCATCGACGCTGGCCCCCAGAAGCGGATCGTCCTCGTCATCGTCAGCCATGGCAATCGCCGTGCCTATAGCCGCCAGCGCGCCCATGGTCATCAGGTTTGCCATGCCCTCGATGCGCTGCTGCTTGGTGCGACCGGCCATGATTGTGTTCAGGGCGGCATCGAAGGTCAGCCGCTTGAATTGGCGGGCCATGTTGTAAGGCCATTTGACAAACGGAAATAGGCCGCGCTTCACAATTTGACCGGTGGCGGTCATGGATTGCTGCGGATCGAGCCAAGCCGGCACGTTCTGGTAGTCCATCAAATACATCACCGTTGTGAGATAAACGTCCCGGTGAATCTCGGCCGGCGCATTGGCGATCCAATTCTGCTGCCATTCCCGCCGGTTGGTATCATTTGATACCTCGCCACGGCGTTTGGCCTCGTTCCACGCTACCTGCGCGTGGGCGCGGTAGGCCGCGTAGGCCATTTGCTGCTTCTGGCGGATGTCGATTTCGCCGTAGCCCACCGCCTGCATGAAGGCACCGCCCAAGTTGAGCCGTCCCAACTGCTGTTTGACAGAGATATTCGGGTCAATGTCCATGGCTTCGAGGCCGGTCTGGTCATCGAACATCTCCCGCGGAACCACCTTGCCGATCCGTTCCTGCTGCCATTGCGGGAACCGGTCGGTGATGAATCCGCGCAGTAGATACATCAGTTCATATCCGCCCAATTTGGCCGCGTTGACATCGCCGGCCGCTATATTGACCAGCGTGTAATTGAGCCGGTTGCCCATGCGCACCACCTTGATGATCTCGTTGCTCGCCCAATTCGTGATAACGGTAAACGGCGTGGCCAGAAGCCCCGCGTTATACCGCTCCAGAAGCCCAGAGAGGATGCGTGTCAGAGCGTTGTTTGTAACCTGACGAGATATGCCCAACATCAATTCGCGCTCCACTTCCTTGTGGATCATCAGCCCGCGGCCGCGCAGCCGGAAGGCATCACCCAAAATCTTGGCCATGGCCTTCTGATCCTGCGGAGACAGCGCGCCGGTCAGGGCGGGGAACGCCTTGGGATTGAGCCGGCGGGCAATCTTCACCGCTTCGAGGAGTTTGCGGTAGGTCTGGTCAAGCTCGACATAGTTGCTGGCTTGATCCTTCGGAATCCGGTTGCCATCCACCGCGGCCGCCTCGATCAATCGCTGGCGGGTCAAGACGCGGATTTTCTCGCGGTGGGCCTCCATGGCGCGGACCGAAAAGCCTTCAAACAGATTCTTGATGTTGCCGGTTTCGCGGGCCTCGCCAGCCTTCATCTTGCGGGCGCCGGACCGGAAGGACCGCAACAGGCTTCCGATCATGGCGCCCAAGGTCTTGGCCTCGGCAACGTCCGGCGTGTAGCCCTCGACATACGGAAGATCGGGGAGGGGAACCCCGCCAAACATATCTTTCAACTCCTGCGGCCACTCGTTGAACAGGTCGCGCAGCGCGTAGCGGTTAAACTCGGCCGTCATGGTGCCCTGCGGCCCCATGTAGCGCGCCTCTTGCATCCCCGGCATAATCCACCGGTCCAGATAGTGCGCGGATTCGGGGTAGCGGGCATGGAAGTCTTGGTAAATCTGTTGCTGCACCTCAACCGGCATGGATTTCAGAAGCAAATACCGGCCGCCGTCGATTTCCGGCCCAAGCTCAAAGCGGCCGCGGTCGGTCGTGATCATGTCGCCCACCTTGAACTTGTTGGCCCGCACCTTGGCCGCGTTGATCGTTCCGGCGCGCATCAGGAACGGCTTGAACACAAAGTCGCCGTTGTCATCGAGGCGGTCCACTTCGAGGCGCGCGGCCACCGGCAGCAATTCATCCAAGAAATTTTGCAACCGCTTCTTGTTTTTGCTCCAGAAGGCCGGATAGCCAAAGGCCCGCGTAATATCGTCGCGGATTTGCTGCATCATGCTGTTGATCGTCGCCGCGACCAAAGCCTCGTTGCGCCGGTTGTCCAACATGGCCGCCTTGGCGCCCGGAGCGTAAAACTCCAGCTTGTCCATCCGGCCGCGAAGCCAAGTGCTATACCACTCCTTGGCTCCAGGTAAAAGCGGGCTATTCGGCGTCTGATCGGCCGCCTTGCGGAAATCCTGTGCTTTCTGCCGTTCCTCGGCAATTTGCGCCAGTTCGGCCTCCACGGATGGACGCGCGGCCGCCACTTTGGCTTCTTCGTCATCCAACTGCTGCCGCATACCCTCGACGCGGCCGGTATCAAACCGATCCTTTTGGGCAAACACATCGTCAACACTGTTGATTCCGCGTTTTGCCAACTGCCGGCGCAGCGTGTTTTGCGTGGCCACCATGGTTTGCTGCACCGCCTGCTTGGAAATTCCTTCCTCCGCACCGATGGCGTCATAGGTCTTGCCAGCCATAACGCCCTGCCAAATGCGCCGGGGGCGCGCGGGCAAGTCATCCATGATCTCGCGGATAATGGCCAGATCGTCATTGTTGGGCGCGTCCTCAAACTGGTCAGCCAGCATGCTTTGGCCGGTTTCTCCGTCCATTTCGCCCACCGGCGCGTCCAGTTCCCGCACTTCGGCGCCAGCAATCCGCCGCTGTTCGCGGTAGAGATTGTTCAGCCGGTTGCGGATTACCCGCGTGGCATAGGCTCCAAAAGGAACCCCGCGGCCCGCGTCGAAAGATTGTGCGGCTGTGAGAAGCCCGATCCGGGCCTCCTGAACCTTGTCCTCGAAGTCGATCCGCGGGATGTTGAACCTGCCGGCCAGCGCGGTCGCCAGCCCAAGGTTGTCAGTTACAAGGGCTTCGATGCGCCCATCTTCGGTTTGTCCGCCAGAACCCGCGCTCTGCGCAGGACTTCCAACTGCTCTTGGGTGAGTTTCACGCCATTGGGCAGCAAGTCCAACGAAAGTTTCGGGTTCTTCTGCGAGGAGTTCATCTGTTGATTCATAATCTCTTAGTTGTGCTTGTTCAAATATCCATTGCGCCTGATCGTCCATGTCGGCGTCCATATCCTCCGGCGTGACCAGACGGCGGGCGCCGGCCACCACCGGCGAATTGTCGGAAAAATTGACATCTTCGCCGTTGATTTGCGTCACCGGACTGCGGTCCATGACCCGCTGCATCACTTCGGAATCCGTGATGCCGCCAAATTGGTCGGCAAAAGCGCGGCCTTGGTCGTAATTTAACCCACTTACCTCAACGCGCAGTTCGCCCGACACCCGCCGCCGCTCAATGCGCCAGCCATTGGCCAGATTCAGATTGGCCCCATCGGTCATCACCATGTCGAACGCCTGCTCGGCGGTCATGGTATTGCGCGCGCCCATACGCATGCGCAGCCCCGGAACATCCTTGGATGGCACCTGCACCCCAAGCATTGGCTCGCCGGTGGTCGGAGTGAACCGGAAGATGCGCGTCCGCTCCAAGCCAAGCCGGTCCCAGACCGGAAGCATCACGCCAATCAGGAAATGGTCTTTGCGTTTGGTTTCCTTGGGCGCGTTCGCTATTTGCGAATCCCAAAGAGTCGCCGCCTCGTCGCGGGTAACTTCTTGGTAGTTGCCGGCGTCCACCAGCTTCCCGCCTTCCATGCGTCCGGGCTGCAAGGTGACATCGGCCTTTTGCACCATCGAATTGCCAACAATGCCCACCCGCCGCCATTGCGGCACCACTGAACCATTGTCCAGCGTCCGCGGCGGCCCTTCGCGCAGGGCAAAGACGTTGCCGCTCCGGCGGTTCTTGACCCACATAATGGCCCCGCCGCGCTCGGCCTCCTCGAAGGTGGTGAAAATCTGATCCTCAAAGGCTTCAATTTCTACCAGCCGCGTGGTCGCTCCAGTGTCCGGTTGCGTATAGACCACATCATCGGAAACCACCTCGACACGCTCGGCGCGGTAGTTTTGCGTCCCTGGATCAAAGCTGCCGTCATCCTTGGCCGTCTCGATCCGCCGTTCTAACCGCTCCATGAACAAGTCGAAAAGCGTGTTCTGCCGGTCCAGCGGAAGCGCAAGGATGCGGTTCAAAAATTGCGTTATCGGCGGCCGCTGGTCATCGGCCAGCCCGCCTTGCTGCGATACCAGCTTGTTGACCTTCCGGCCTTCGCGCGTGGTGACGTAGCCCAAAGATTCGCTGAACTCATCAAAAGTGAATCCCTCGACCCGCTCGTTATACAGGTCGTTCATCAACCGCCACAGAGCATCAGCCGAATACGGACTTTCCAGATTGTCACTGTCGCTGAACATGCCTTGGCCGGCCGTCCGGCGTTCACCGGTGGTCAAGGCGCCCAACTGCGCCAACCGGCGGGCAATCGAGGCGATAAACCGCTTGTGACCCTTGATGTTTGTTTCGAGGAGGCGATAAATCGGCGCGCTGGCTTGATCGGTGCGGTGTGTCCGCCCAAATCCCTGAAGCGCGTTGTCGGCCCGCCATCCGGCCTGAACCAGATAGTGAACGCGGCGTTGCTTGTTCTTGGCCCGATTGCTGGCGTGGAAACTGAACCCGGTGCCGCCGGCATCGGAGAAAATCAAAATTCGGCGTTTGCCATCTTGGAAATCTTGCGCATCGGCCCGCGCTTGCGCCTTGCTCCGCTTCTCGATCTTGGTTTCAGTCTTGCCACCTTTGCGGACTGTAACCACGCGCTGCGTCCGTCCGGTCACTTCTGCCACGCTATCCGGTCCAAACCGGTTGATTATCTGGTTAAGCGGGCTTTCCGGCATGTCGATCAGGGCGACCTCATCCATCAAACGCTCTTTCTCGGCCACGGCCGCGGGGGACTGCACAGGCTGGCCTTCGCTGTTGAGAACTTTATTCCAAACAGTGCGCTCCGGGTTGTCAGGGTCTTGCACTTCTTCGTAAAGATCCGTGGGGAAGCTCTTGTCCAAGAAGTCCAAAAGGATTTGCCGCGGCGACAAATCCAAATCCTCCATCGGGATTTCGTCGCCTTCGGCCTCGGTGCGGGCCTTGGCCAGAGCACGCTTCTCGACCGCCTCGCCGGTATTGACCAGTTGCAGGACCGCGCTATTGCCGGCCGCAAGCTGCTGATCCATGTCCTCCAGCAAAGCCGGTAGCTGCAAGCCGGTTAGGAGTTGGTTAAAGAACCGTTGCTGCGCGCCCCAGAAGGCACTGGCCGCGTTTGACCTGGCTCGGCGGCTATTGACCGCGCCGGTTTCGTCCATGATGCGGTCCATGTTGGACAACACCGCTTGCCATGCCGTAGCAATCCGATTGTAAAGTCGTTCCTGATCCGGCGTCAGGTTGTGCGTCAGGCGGGCAAACTCGACGCCCTTGTAGGAAATGCTGCGAGCCAGATACAAACCCTGCGCCTTCAGGTCGCGCGCGACCACTTCCATGGCCGAAACACCACCGGCGCGGATTTTATCAAAGAAATTCTGCTTGTTCGGGAACGGCGTTCCTTCGCCCCAGATGCCAAGCCGGTCCGCATAGGAAAGATTCTCCACTTCAGTCGCGCCGGTGGCCGACACATAAACCACACGCGCATTGGGCAGAAGTTTTTGCAGGTCAACCACAGCCACGCCGGCCTGACTCGGTTGCTTCAACCCGCGGTTGCCTTTGACCGCAATCGCGTTGCCTGCCTTGTGCGCTTCGTCCAAGGCAATCACGCCGTCAAAATCTTTGCCAAGCCACTCGGCAATCTGCTTCATGCGCGAGTTGTGCTCTTTGATCTTGTCCCACCAACCCTGCGCGCCTTCGGTCAATGTCTGGTGCCCACCCTTGAGCGTGTCGTAAGTGGTGAACAAAATGCCATCGGCCGCCTCGACCTTCTTGCCCTTCTTGACCTTGTTCAGCATGAGCACCTTCTTCGGGTCCAAACCAACATCCTCGACATCGCGCTTGGCGTCCTCGATCAGCCCGCCCGACTTGGAAATCCAGACCGCTTTCTTCCTGCCTTGGCGCAGATTGTCCATGATGATGCCGGCAATCTGGCGGCCCTTGCCGACTCCGGTGCCGTCACCAATGAAATACCCGCGGCGTTCTCCGCTCGGCAGCACTTGGCTATGCGCCTGACCTGCATAGACAATGTTTTCCAGACTCGTCTCGGAAATCCGTCCCTCGGTAATGACTTCCTTGGCCAAGTTCGGCGTGTAGGTCGGATCGGGTGGGGGAACGCTGGCCATGGCCGCGCTCTCGACCAGCGGAGCCAAATGTTTCTGCGCACCCGGAATCCTGACCTTGGCCGGAGTATAGAGGGCGAACACATCGTCCTCGTTTTGAATGCTGCGCGCGCTGGTCTGCGCGCCTTCGACCGTGATTCCGGTCTGTTCTACGGATTCTCGGCCGCTTCCCGGTATAACTGGCTGTCCGTCACCTGTCCGTTGCCCATCAGTTCGTTGAGGATCATCTGTCCCGCGTCCTTCAGATTGTCCGCGTCCAGCAAGTCCTCCATCTGAAACGCCTCGCTCAACTCGTCCAACACTGTCTGCGGGTCGCGCCGTTTCGCTCTGTCGAACGCCTGTCCTTCCGGTCCGTCCTCCAGACCTTCCGGCACGGCTTCCAGTGCCAGTTCGAGCACCGGCATCAGTTCGGGCAGTTCCCGCCGACTCCAGCGATTGAGCATCGCCAGTGCCAGCTTGTTCAGCGGATGGTTGGATAGTTGGTCGGTCATTGCGGACTCCTTGTAGTAATGTAATCAGATCGGCCAAATCGTCAATTTGGCCCTGAATGATGTTCTTGTTGGTTGAACCGGCCGGCGGTGCCACTTTGTCGATGACAAGGAGCCGATTGCTGAAACTTGTGCCGTATTTGGTGTAATTGCGGCCATCCACCCAGATGTTGGCCCGCACATGGTATTGCTTGGCCATGTTCTGCCACCATTGGCGGAAGGTAGGTGTATCCAAGCCCATACCTTCGCCCACAATGGCCACCAGACGCCCGCCAGGGCGCAACGCCTTCAACGCGGATTCGACATGCTTGGCGCCCACCATGGTCTGGCCGGTCTTGCCACTCTTGGCCGCGTTGGAGAACGGCGGGTTCATGTTGACCACAGTGGGGCGGGGGAGGGAACCGGAGGCAAAGCGCGGTTCCAGAATGGCGTCAATCTGCTCGGCGTTCTCGGTAGTCAGATGGTCAAAGCCCATCTCACGCAGGAAGTCGATGCGCTTGGACTCAAGCTCGTTGGCAATGATCGTCGCGCCATCCAGCTTCGGATAGACCGCCAGCCCGCCAATGCCCGCGCTCGGTTCGAGCACCACATCGGCCGCCGTGGCTCCGCTTACCCAATGCGAGACAAAGCTAAACACCGGCGGGGTAGAGAATTGCTGATAGCGGTCGGTGCGGCCGCTGCGCTTGGTCTGGGTCGGCAACCGCTGTTGCAAATCCTCCAGTGCCCGGATCGCGCCCACCGGACCGAAAGACTTCCAGCCTTGGTCGGCATCGAACACCCCGCCGCGCGCCAAGAACAGGTTGACCGCCAGTTCCATCGCATCATAGGCATCTTTAACTTCGTAAGTGCCAGCCGCCAGGGTGCCGCCCCAAGCCGCATCAGTGATCGGTTGAATGTCTTTCTCGAAATTCAGTTTCCGGCCTTCCTCCAACAGCGGAAGAATCCCCTCGGCCGCCACCCGCTGCGGATTGGCCTCCGGCCGCTCGATCCGGTCGGCCTCGCCGTAGCTGCCCAACAACTCCTCTGGCGTGGTCGCGTTCTCGTTCAAGCCAGCGCGCGCGCCCACTTCAGAGAACCGCCCGCTCAAGATGTCATCGGCTGACAACAGGATCGGGTTCTGCGGCGAGTTGTCGTAGATCACCAGATCATCGCCAAAAAACTCGATGTAAGCCGGCAGGGCCGCGTTGAATCCCTTGTGCGCGCCCAAGAGCACCGGAGGCGGCACATACCGCTTGCTGCCAATGGCTCGGAGGAAAGAACGGACCAATGCCTCGTATGGGTCAATCGTGACCGCAATCATTTTGGTGCGGTAGCCCTCGGCGCGAAGGTTTCGGGCTTGGGTCAGCGACTTCTCGGAGTTCTTCATGGTGCCGTCGATGACCAATGGGAAACTGTTCTGCCGCGCCCTGCGTTCGATTTCCTCGGAAATGGCAGAGGCTTCAGGGTGCGTAATGACTGAACTGCGCGAATCGTTCAGTTCATTGAGCAAATCGTATTCCGGCAGAAACTCCCGAATCTCGTCAGGGTTGCTCAAGACGCGGCCCTCGTCAGGTATGTTGCCCTTGGCCACCTCGCGCCGGAGGAGGCTTGTCTTTCCTGCCGCACCACCGCCGCCCATGAACACAACCAGCGGATTGTCCTGCGATTGCGGCTCCTTAACGTCCGACAACGCTTGGCGGTCGTTCCCGCCGCGCATGAAGTATTCGATGATGGTTTCGCGGAGCACTTGCCGTGACACTTCGCCGGCCGGAATACCCAAAAGTCGATTGGCCAGTGATCCTGCTACAATGGTCGCCGTGTCTTTCTCCAGCGTGACCTGTAAACGTGAATCGTTCGGATCGGAAATACCTTCCGGCAGGTTGGGCATGCCAAGGTCCGAATATCCATCGGGCCAATCGCCAAAGGCTTTTGCTATGCGCTCCTCGCGCCCCTGATCGTCAAGCCGTAGCTTGTTTAGAACCCGCTCTTGATCCCGCGAGCCTCCATATACGCCTCCATCATCTTCCAGTCGGCGCCCGCCCGCTCGTTCGTATAGACCCCCGGTTTGTCCCCCGGTTTCGGCGGCGTCAGCTTGAAGGGCGGGAGATTCACCGCCGGTTTCTTCGCTTGGTTGTCTGTCGTCACTTTCACCAACTTGATTGTTACCGGCAGCCCCACTTTCGTCAACCGCTTTTTGGTAAATTTGCTTCCAAGAAACCTGCACATCGGGGTCTGTTTCTGTTCCATTTGCCCACACCTGCGACAACAGCTTGGGCGTCATGTCATTGGGAAACCTTTCGACAAGGCGCGCCGACATTGTTTCCGGCGTGTTGAATCCCTCGGCATACAGCGCATCCGCCACCCGCGTCAGAGCCGCAATGAAATCTGCTCCGGCCGGTTGTGCCGCGGCCGCCAACACCATTCCCTCGTAGCCGTAAATCGGGCGTCCGGTGGACAACCGGCGCTCGACCAGATCAAACAAATCAGATGGCGTGGCCAAATCGCGGAAGCCCATAATCTGCAAATCCTTGATAAGAGCATCCAGATCCGGCGCGTTGTTGCGGAACAAGTTAAACGTGCCCTTCAACCCGACCGCATTGCCAGGGCGTTGCGCTTCTCTGATCCGCTGCAACTCACCGGCATATTGGTAAACCTTGGAACTGGTCTTGGCCGGCAATCCGCCCGCCTCGCGCACCGCATCGAGAATGTCGATACCGCCTTCACGCACCGCATCGACCGCTTCCGCTTCCTGATCGGCCAGAAGTTCCGCTTCGAGGGCTTCGCGCTCTGTATCGGTCAGGCCATCTGGCCCGCGGACTTCCGCCGGCTTCAAAAACCGCTCCAGATCAGCAAATGCCGCATCCAACTCGGTCGCCGGTTGCGGGGCGACAACTTCCCGCGGCTGCACCTTGTCCAGTTCAGCCTCGGCCCACGCAATAACGGCCTCCGCGCTCTCGCGCTGCTTCTTGGAGGTCATGCTGTCCGTAGCCCTTATGGTGCGCGACTCCTCCGCAATAATGTATTCGAGCATGGTCCGCACCGCCTCATCGCGGCTGGCATAACCTTGGCCATCGTTGCTGAATTTCAGGCTCAAGCCAAACGAATGGCCTGAATAATCGCCGGTCCTGTGATCGGTGCGTAAATTGGCCAGCCACCGGCCGTCAGCCAACTCCAAGACACGAACCTCCGCGCTCACCGGCTGCGACTTCTTGGCCGGGAAAGCAATAACCTCTGCGTCCGCTTCAGAATAGACGCCCGAATCGTTAGGCTTGCGGCCGTTTACGTCCAAAATCACGTTGGCCGCCAGTTTTTCGGGCTTCGCCGCAAACTTTTTAATCGGGGGAGGCGCAACTTCTTCGGCATCTCGCAATTTCTGCAAGACCGGCTTGGCGCGATCCGCGTCCGCAATCAGTTTGCGCACTTGCCGGCCCAATTCCTCCCCGCCTTTTTTGGTCACTTCTTTGATGAAGGCCAAACGCTGCTTGGAGCTTGTGCCACTGTAACCGGTGTAGTTGTAAGAACCCATCCGGCCGGTAATCGGCTTTACGCCGGCCGCTTTGGCCAACCGCGCCAATTCCTGATCCAAGGCAAACATCAAAATTGAGCCCTCGTTGGAATTGGCCGCCTGCTGCATAGCCTTCAGGAATCCCAAATCTTGAACAGCCCGCACATAGGTCGGGTCCGGCATGAACGGATCGTCGGCAGTAAATCCATCATCGGCCACTTTGACCGCCTTCGGTTTGGTCGCGCGCTTGCGCGGACGCTTGGGCGCTGTGTCAATCCTTTCGGCAACGGCCGGTTGCGGAGTCTCCACGGCCTCTGCGGGCGCTTGCGCCACCGGCTCCGGTGCCACCACACTCGGCGCCTCCTCGACCGCTTCTACAGGCGGGGCCATGGCCGGAGGATTCTGCGGAGGCATCACCCTCGGCTCAACCATCTGCGGAGGACGCACCACCGGCCGCGCCGGCCGCTCCTTGGCCATGTCTGCACTTTTCTTAAAGGCTTCGCGCACCTGATCCAAGTTCGTCACCAGAATCGCCGCATCCGCCAGACCAGAAATGATCAAGAACGGCTGCGCCGTGGCCACACCGGCCACCAACTTGATGCCCACGCCAACTGTAGCAAAAACCACTCTCGGCCGGTTCAAATTGCCCTGCCGTGCCGCTTGCGCCAGCCGATACGTCCCAAAGAACGCCACGCCACCGCCAAAAACTTCCCCGATGTTGGTGGATAGCCAATCGGTAGCAACTCGGTCGCTCACCGCGCCATCGCGGACCAATAGTTCAACTCCAGGGAAGGGGATGCCGCTCTTGGTCAGACTGTCCTTGAGCAACTGCAAAATGAAATCCGGCACCGCGCTCCACCCAAACTGCCCCACCACATTGTCCAGATTGGTCAGGAAATCATGCCCGAACCAAACGCGGTGCAATCCCGGTGTCGCCATCTTGTCGGCAATCTCCGCGGCAAACTCACTGTTGCCCACCTTGTCGATCCACTGCCCAACCTCACTGCCGGGAACCAGCTTATCATACATCTGCGTCCCGACATTGACCGTGTTGCCATACCGGTCCACCACACCGAAGTCTATGCCGGTGTCCACAATCTTGTAGCCAAAGGCCGCCGCCGCGTTCTTCACCGCTGCCCGCAATGCCTCACTTGTCCAGTTTCCGGTGTCCTCGGCCGGAACAAATGCCTCATTGGCCGGCAAAGCCGCATCTTCCGCCACGGTTTCCGCCGTTTCCGTAGCCACGGCCGCCGGCGCCACCCCGCGACCCTCCAAGCGGGCCGCCTCGGCCTCGATCTTGGCCGCCACATCCTCAAACTCGGCCCGCGTTTGGTCATCGAGCGTGCCCATCAGCTTGTCACGCAGCCATTCGGCAAGGTTTTCCAACAACTGACGAAGGTTCGAGGCAAACGCCGGATCAATCTCGGCCATCCTGTCCACATCCTGCGCAAAGGCCACCTGCTCCGTAGTCACACCATCCAGCTTTGCCGACAGATACATGCGCCAAAACTCCAAGGCCATCTGCTGCGGATCGGTCTGCACGTTGCGCCAATCCTGATTGGCGTCCGTCAACACTTCGGACGGATAATAAGCCTCGACCACCCGCCGCTTAACCACATCGGGCAACCTGTTCCAATCGTCCACAAGCTCCATCGGTCCGCGCACCTCCGTAGTCGCCAAATGCAACACTTCCTCGCGCGCCATGGCCGCAATCCGCGCCGGCCGGTCCGCCGCCGGAACATTAGCCAACGTCTTGGCCAACTGGCCTTGGTCAATAAAGATCGTCGGCCCGCGCCCCACCTGCACACCAATCGCCGCCATCCCGCCGTTGGGCATCGAAATATACTGTTTCTTCTCCTCCGGCGGCAAAGCCCGGTATTGTTCATCCGTAATCGGGTTGGTCATCCGCCGCGTCACATACAACCGCGGCGTAACTACCACATTGGGCAAAGCAGGGTTGTTGAACAGCACCGGTGCTGCCGCCTCAACCATCGCCGTCACTGTCTTGGCCGTAGGCTTGGCCTCGAAAATAGCCGAATCGACAGCCGCCGCGGGAGATGTCAACTCCGGTTGCACTGCCTGACCGCCCGCCGCCTGCACCGGACCAACTTGCACCGGTCCATCCGACAACCGCCGCTCAATCGCCGTAGCCCAACTCTGCTGCTTGCCCTGCGCCTCCTCTGGGCTGGCTGCCTTCACCGTTTGCGCCACCGTCACCGGCCGCAAGCTGCCCTTCGGCGTGTAAGTCGCCTCAAAGGTGTAGTCGTCAGCCACATCATTTTGAGCATCCGCCGCTTCATTGGGATCAAGAGCCAATGGCAACTGGTCCGCTTGCGCCTTGTCCTTAATCAATACTGCACGGCCATTGACAAACCGCCACACCCCACCGTAACGCTGCTTGGACCGCGCATCTGCCGCAGCCTTGCGCTGCGCAGGCGTGAGCGCAGGCACTTGTGGCCTAACCGGCGTCTGAACCTGTGGCTGCGCTGGTGCCTGTGCTACCGGTTGCTGCGGCAACGGAGGAGGCTGCACCGGCGCCTGAGTCTGTTGCTGCGTCTGCTGCACCGGAACCGCGCTCTCCCCACCACTCACCGCGTCCGCCTCGGCCAACTGCTCGGCCTCTTGCTTCTTAAAGAACAACTTGGCCGTAGTCGGAGCCAACTCCTCCAACTGCAACAACAGCGAATCACTCAAAATCACCCGCTCGCCGCGCACATACGCGCCGTTCTCCAACAAAACTTGCTCCTGTGCCGGCGTGGTCGGCGTCCCGCTGACCAACCGAACCGCCGCATCCACCACAATCTTTTCACCTTCCGGCAACCCATTGACCTCGCGCACCGCGGCAATCGAACTCTCGCTCACCCCGACCACATCGAGCATCGTCGCCCCAATCTGGCCGCGAATCGTCTCGCGCTCGGCCAAAATTTCAACAATCCGCGGGTTGACGCCAAGCACCGGCGTCCCGCCCGCTCCAGGCACACCTATCGTCGGCGGCAAAGACTTGAACTCATTGGCCAGACGCAAATCCTCGGTCACTAAAGCCTGCAACTGCGAGTTAAGCGTCCCGACCAGCCCACGATTCTGATAACCCTGCGATTGCTTGGCCTGATCCAGCGTGATCGGCGTCTCGGCATATCGCGTGTTGTAGTCAGCCACATACTGCTTCAAAGCCTTGTCCTGTGCCGCCGCATACCGGCCGGCTTGCAAGCTACCCAAAGCCGCGCCAATCGGCGCATGGATCGAACTCAACCCCATGCCGCCAATGAATCCCGACAACCCCTGCGCGGCCGCATCGCCCAAAGTCGCGCCCGCCTCGCCAAAGGAGGCAACCATTTCCTCGAACATCTCGCCGCTGCCGCTCGCCCACGCCATTTTGGACATATCAACCGCCGTGTTCCGCAACTGCTGGCCAGCCGTTAGCACTGTTCCGGGCGTCCGCGTCACCTTGCCCATGTTGAAGAAAGCCTCCTGCATGCCCTCCAGCTTGCCCACAGCACGGCCGGCACGATTCAGCGTCAGGCCCGCGCGCTCGGCCGTGGCTAACCACTTGCCCGCCACCAACATCTTGCCCGCGCCCACACCAACCAAGTTGCTCGCAATCTCAATCGCCGTCTCGGTCAACGGAGCCACCGTGCCGCCACGCAAGGCCATCTGAAACGGACCGAACAGCGAACTTTCGCTGATCTGGTTGTTCTGTGAGGCATAATTAGCCGCCCAATTCTGAATGGCCAAGTCGTGCTGGCTGTTGAACGCGCCTGATTTGAACGTGGACCAATAAGCCGGACTCATGGTTTGCATGTAACCGGCCATCGCACGGTTCATCGTGCTGCGCGGGTCCATCGGGTCGTTCTCGTAAGCCAAACGTGTCGGCACACCCACAGTTCCATCACCGCCCAAAAAGCCTTCAGCATAACCGGCCGCACCACGCAAAACATCGGCCACGCGGCCTTGTGGCATCTGGTGAAACGCCTCGGAGGCCACGCGCACGTTTTCCGAAAGTCGTTTCAACTCACGCTCATCGCCGCGGCCAGTGTTTAAGTAGGCATGCAAATCGTTGATTGCGCTGTTCAGCTTGCCGCCCTTCTCGCCGTAATACAGTTTGCTGCCGGCCTCGGCCGCGCGCGCCAACCCTCCTGACTTAAACAAAATGGGCGCCACCGCCGCCGGATTTAGGCCGGCAAACAACCGGCCCATCGTGTCGGCCTCAAGCAAGGAGGAGGGGAGTCTGTCGGTCACGCCTCTGATAAGATTGGATGTCGCAATCTGGGTCTGCGCCTTGATCAGTGTGCGCTCCTCGTTTGAAAGCCATTTGCTGCCGGTCAAGTAATCAGCCGCAAGTTTGGGGGCTTGCGAAAACATAATTCCAATGCTTGAGCCAAAAGCATTTTGCAACGTGCTGTTCAGAGCGTTGTTCGCCCAACCAACCAAAGACTCATCACCAAGCATCTTGTCCCGCGCCTGAACAAACGCCGGAAGGTTGAAATCGGTCTTGCGCGCCGTCTCTTGGTAATACTGCGACATGAACGCATCGCGGGCCGCGTAAGTGTTGGCCGAACTAATGCGTCCGCGCTCCGTGTTGGCCACTGCGCCCACCGCCGCCGCAATCACTCCGGCTCCAGGTATGGTGCTGGCAACATTGGTCAACGCCGCCTGCCACCAATTCATCTTGGGTAGCGCGGCCTGTTGCTCCCTAAACTGTTTGGCTGCCGCGGTCGGGCTGTTCTTGGCCCACTGGTCAAACGAGTCGGGCAATGACGAAAAGTCGGGGTTGGTGCCGTAAGCTGTCTTGCTTAACAGGCGCGCGTCCTGCGCGCTTAACTGGCCTTGTTGATAGAGCCAACCAGTGTCCAGCCTGCGGTCTTCCGGCCGCAACGAGGCTTGGCGCGGGTCCATTTCAGCAATCAGGTCGGCGCGCTGCCGGTCGTTGGCCGTTTGCCACTGGTCAAGCGTGTCGCGCAACCGCTCCGGCGACCACCGGCGCGACTCCCACATCTCGGCCGCCGCCTTCTGCCAATCCATGGCCTCAACTTCCTTGCGCACTTCAGGAACAACCTGCGAACCCATCTTGGGCTTGGCCGAATCCTCGAACCACTTGGGCATACCCAGGTATTCGGGCATCCCGCGGTAGTAGTTACCGGAAGCAAACGAGGGCGAAGACATCGCCAAAGGATCAAGCTCAACAGAGCCAACGCCATACTGGTCAAACTTGAACTTACCAATCGGCTCGGCCGTTGTCTTCTTGCTCCACGGAAGCGGCACACCCCAGAACGTGTTGCTCGTCTCTTTCGTCGCGTAAAGTGTTCCACCCTCCAGCTTGTAGCCCGGAGGAGCGTGAATCACATCCTGACCGGCCAGTTTGGCCGACAACTGGCGCTCCATGGCTTCGGGCGTGAACCAACTCGGAGGAGCATGAGTTACGCCGGTCGCATCTCGAACAGCCTTGGGCAGCATGATCTCCGCCTCGGCCGACAGACGCGCCGTGGCATCCTGCGAGCGGGCCTGCATCTTGCCCATGTTCCACTGGTTGGCCTCTGGGCTGACAGTTTGCTTGGTGGACCAATCAGCAAAAGCATTAGCGTTGGCCACGGAAGCGTCTCCCAATCGTTTGTTGCCCGCCTCGATGCTGGCCCAAATCGAATCAAACAGGCTGATAGGCTGACTGCTTTTGTTGTCCCTGCCATTCTCGCTCAAGTAGTTGGACATGCCCGCCGTGGCTTCGGCTCTGCGGTCCGTGTTGGGCAGCTTGCCATCGTCGTAGTAAAGGCGGCTCTTGTTGTCGTAGTAGTCCTTGCGCTGCGCATCCACGGCTTCGCGGCCGGCCTTGTATTCAGCCCGTGCGCGGTAAGCATCAATTTCAGCCTTTGCCTGCCGCTCAACTTTGGCGTCCAACACGCCCTGAATCTGCTCTTTCTCGCCTTGCAGTCTGGCAACCAAGCTCTGATCGCCAGACAATTTTTCGGCATCGTTGATTCGCTTATCAAGGTCGCGGATGCGGGCGCGGTCGCTGGCGATGTCTTTATTCAACATCGTCAACTCGCCGGTCGCGTCCTGCATTTCCTGCTTCAGTGCGCGTGTCTTGTCAGCCAAATCGCGGTCAAAGCGGCGGTCCTCAGCAGTTTTGCGGTCCTTGTCGTAGCCAACCCACTTCCACTTCATGCCGTCCACAACTTTGTAAACGTGGCCGTCTTTCTTAACCGTTTTACCGTCCTGCTCTGGGATTTGTTCGATCAGCTTGCCCTTGTCATCGCGGATGTAGGCTTTGCCAGTAACCGGATCAAACATGGTGCCCGACTTGCCCCACTTGCGCATCGGCGCGCCGGAAGGTGCAGTAATCGGGATGACTCGGCCGTTTCTGGTGAAAAACGCAATCGCATCGCGTTCGTATTGGCGGCCCTGTTCTTTACTTGCCGCCCGCTGCTCACGTTCGGCCGAAGCCATGGCCCGCTGCTGCTCGCGGTCAGCTTTGGCCGCGGCTTTCTCCATTGAAGAAAGCTCTTTCAGGTCAAACTCTGGGATGTTTCCCCGCTGCCTGCGTTCTTGCAGTCCAGACAATGCACCTCGATCACCGGCTCTGGCCGCGCTCAGTAAGTCGTTCAGCGTTGCCATGATTGCGAAGAATTAAGCAAAATCGCCGCGGGCCTTGACCCAAACTTTGGAGTGTTTGTTTCCGTAAGCCTGAACCATTTTGCGCCCGCCGCCGGCGCTGTTCAAATGATTATACATTGCAGCGGCTGCGGCGGCATCTCCAGCGGTGTCGTTGCTTCCGCCGGTGCCGGGGCCGTAGCTTGGGTCGCCGCCGGGGCTGTTGTTTTTGCCACCTGTTTTGCCTTTGGCGCCGGTAGCAGCAGTGTTGTTCCTTGGTGCAGGCTTGTCGCTATCACGGATGCTGTAGTAATCAGACGCAGTTTTGGCCTTCCTTGCGCGCTGCTCCGTAGTGTTGTTGTAGTCTGCCATGGCTCGATCGCGGTCTTTTTCGCGCTCCATCTGCCGGCCCTCTCTGGCCTTGTTGCGCGCCTTCTGTTCAGGACTTAACCCGCCGCCGCCACCACCGCGGCCACCACCACCGCCGCCACGACCAGCAGCAGGCTTTTGTTGCGGAGGCGTTTTGATTCCGTCTTTCATGTTGGAGTTCATCGCGGGATTACCGCCCCCACCACCCCCATCGCCGCGTTGTGAACTCAAAGGTGGCGCAGCAGGTCTGCCGCGGCCGCTTTGATTTTGCTGTGCCTGCATGCGGGCTGCTGCCGCCGCTTGCTGATCTGCATAACGCTGCTTTTGCTGCTCGAACTGCTGGCGGTTTAACTCAAGACGATCTTTTTGTAGCTGTAGCTTGGGATCAACAAACGGCTGTTGCGCGCGCGTAGAATCATCGGGAGCAGGATTGCGTCCCGCATTGTAGTCTATGGTTCCTGATGGCGCGGGGAGCGGTGTGCGCGCTCGATCCAATCCGGTTGCGCGCGCATTTGAGGTCGGACGTTCTGCACCAGGGCCAACGTAATAACCTTCGTGGGCGACTTCTACCTGCTTGGTGACAGGAAGCCCATACTGATCAGCGGATACCGAATTTTTTGTAGAAACGGTTGGCTGTGTGTAGTTAGCTCTATTAACGTAACTTGGCTGCGCGCCCAGAGCAGTGTTAGCCGGTGCGGTAAGTGGAATGTAAGGGGAAGTATTTCTTCCTCTTGGCGCTAACGATTGGAGTTCTCGAATGGCCTGCTCGTTTCCCGCGCCGGCTTGCGTGTAAAGCTGCTTTAAGTAAGCATTTGTCATTGTTTTAGTAGTTTAGAGTTTTCTGCCTTGCTTCTAACGAAGCAAAGCAATGTCAATTCTTTTGACTACAGGTAACGCAGCGCGCCTAACCCGCGTTTGCGCCGGCCACGTTGGTAGTCTGGCCGCGATCCCGAATAGTTGGGCTGCTGTGCGGGCGCAGTTTGCTGAACAGGTGAAGGCTGCGATGCGGCTTGGGAGTTTTCCCATGCGGCAACTGCTTCTCTCGTTGGCTTAATGCCGCCGGTCCCCGGAATACGTATAGACCAAGGAGGTTCCGATGGTTTCGTCGGCTGAATGTTAGCAGTAGGGCGTGGCCCCATGCCAATCGTCATTGGCATGCCTTGAACGTAAACGGTAGTCTGATTGGGGCCCCAACCAAAAACCTGTCCTTTTGACACACTGTTATAGTGAGTGAACCTGCCATCAGAACCGTAAGATGGAACATAGTTGTAGTTGCTATTGCTATCGTTCGGTTTAGTTGGAATGGGCCTTACAGGAGATGGTTTAATCGGTTTGATCGGTTTGATCGGTTTAATCGGTTTGACCGCTCCATCGCCGCCTCGCGGTTTGCCTGGTCCAGACTGATAGCGGTCATCGGTTCCATCGCCATCTTTGTCCACAAACCGGAGGTCTGTTTTGGAGCCGGGAGGCAAATTCAGAAAGTCGCCGTAGCCAGATTGGTTAGTCGCGTTCATGCGGTCAGTTGGATTGATAAGAGTTGGCGCAACGCGGCCAGTTATTTTCCTCGTCTGGGCATTACTATTGCGCGAGCGGGCTGTGTGCGCGAAACGTAGTCTTGGACGTTTCTCTGTATTGTGGCTTGGCTGATTGGCGAAATCCCGTAACCGCGAGCAGAGGCGTAGTCTCTGGTGTTCTGAGCTATCGTGGCTGGAGTTACCTGATTTTTGCCGTAACCGCGAGCAGAGGCGTAGTCTCTGGTGTTCTGGGCTATGGTGGCTGGAGTTACCTGATTTTTGCCGTAACCGCGAGCAGAGGCGTAGTCTCTGGTGTTCTGGGCTATCGTGGCTGGAGTTACCTGATTTTTGCCGTAACCGCGAGCAGAGGCGTAGTCTCTGGTGTTCTGAGCTATCGTGGCTGGAGTT